CTCCCGCCAAGTGCGGATGTGCGCCATGTCGCTCTTGAACGCACGGATGGCGTCGTCATCGCCGACGTCGATTCCATACTTGTCCATCGACGCCGCAAGCAAAGATTCCATCGCGTGCTTGTGCTCGGGGCTCTTGACGAATTCGCGCACGGCCGCACGCGCGGCACGGTTTGCGATGATGCTGGCCTCCGCTCGCACAGCAACGCGAGCGGCGCTGGCAGCGATTTGTGCCGTCTGACTTTTATTCCGCGCTGCCATGATTTCCGTCTCCAGCGCCCGTCCTTCTGGCAACCTACCAAGGCGGGCCGGGCGATGCAACCCGCCGGAACAAGGCGGAACTTTGGCCCTTGCGCCGGCCGGGGCCGCGATGCTATATGCCACGCACTGGAGAGGCGGATGCCCGTACCCTATAACATTGGCGACGAAATATCGGCGGCGGAGTTTTGCGCGGTGCGCGATGCTTTGCTTCCTCGCCATTCCAAGGTCCGGCAATTCCCCGCAACGACCATCATCAACCGGCTGCTCGCACGCGCACCGCTGCGCCTCGACTACGAGGTGAACAGGGTGCGCGGCTTCGCGTTCGAGTCCGGTGCTGACGGGTTTTCACATCAACGGATACCGGAGGGCTCATGACGAAACGTGCAAAGGCGGATTCATCGAATCCGAAAGACTCGCTCGGCGCGCTGAAGGTCCCGCTCGACCTTACGATGGGCGTGGCGCAGATATGGTGGGCGCTGGCGCAGGCGGACGGCGCGGCGAAGTACGGCGAGAAGAACTGGCGCAATAAGGCCGTGCGGATGTCGGTCTACATCGCGGCCATCAAGCGGCACAATATGCAACTCGAAGCCGGTGAAGACGTCGACCGCAAGAGCGGCATCCCGCACACTGGTCACATCATGGCCTGCGCCGCCATCATCGAAGATGCGCGCGCCGCCGGTTGCCTCATCGACGACCGGCGTGAGAAGGACGGTGCCGCCGCCCTTCTCGAATTGCTGACCGCTGACAACTACGACGCCTCGACGCTGAAGCTTACGCGCACTCCCGCGCGCACGCTCGGCGAGATTCATGGCGGTCCCATGTTGACCGCCACGATGGCGAAGCTGTTCCTCGACAAGCGCGCCGCCGATGCGGCGAAGGCGGCGAAGGCGGCACGGGCAGCGAAGCGCGGGTAATGCGCAAGCGACTTCAATTCGGCCATCACAACGAGCCCTCGATGAGGGCTCTGCGGTGGCTGGTTGATGAAAAGAATGGCACCGCCACAGTCGGCGACCTGAGCATGTGGCTCATCGGTAGCTTGCGAGGCGGTGCCGCTCTTGCCGTGACAGGTTTCCTCATCCGTGCCGGATGGGTGGCCGCGCAAGAGAATCGAATGAAGCTTCGCAAGGACGGTCACCCGTACCTGCATGACACCGTTCTAAAGATTACACCGGCCGGAAGGCTGTGGAGGGATTACATTGACTTCGAACCTGAACGACTCGCCCTTGACCGGCTGGAGACGCACGCTAAGATTCGCGCTCTTGAGTTGGCGCTTGCGCCGCTGGTCGCGTGCCACAAAGAAATTCAGCGGCGCGGCTTCATAGCCGACACGATTCCGAACCGCACGCAATGCGCCATCGCGGCCGAAATTCTCGAGCCCTCTGGCGACCTGAACGTGATTTACCCTTGGACCCCTTCGCCTTCCTCTCGGGCACGGAAAACAAAATGACCGAACATATACCCGAGGAGGTGGCTTACGGGACGACGCGGCTCCTGCGCTTGCGGCGCATCGGCCGCGTTTACTTGCTGGAGAATAACCAGCACGAGCGGGATACGGCTGGCGCGCTGGTCGACCGGTGGAAGGTCGTGGCGCGCATCGACGGACCAAAGGCCCGCGCCGAGGCGTTTGAAGCGCTCGGCGATACGAACAAGCGCGTGGCACAGATGCTGCGCGACAACGCCGCCAAGCGGCAGGAGGTGAGCAATGGCTGACGAATACAAAGAGCCCATCACGGTCGAGCAACTCGTGGCGCGCTCCGCCATCGAATTGGAAGGCCCGCTCGCTGATGCGTTGAAGCGCATCAAAGAACTGGAGGAGGTGCTGTTGCCGTTCGCCGTGCAGGGCACGATGATTTCGAATGCCAGCATCAACCTCAAGGCGGCGGGCCGCGATGACCCGGCCGGCGGAACGTGGTTGTCGACGCTATCGAACATCAACGTGCAACCGGCCGAGCAACTGTTCTATAACGCGGTCGATGTGTACGGTCGCAAGCGCACCGAGGAGCACATGGTGGCGCTTTTCGAAAAGATGCAACAGGCGCGGGCGGCAATGACCGAGCGCGACAAGGGGCTGGAAAACGGGGCTCGAACGCATTAACCGCCTGTTAACCACCCTACGGATTCCGCTTGAAGTCCGTTCCCGCTGAGCTATGGTGGCGGGAACGGAGATACGCCATGAACCGCCACGACCTTGAACTTGAAATGCTGTTACTCAAATCCCGATTGCAACGTGAGGGCCTTGTCGCTGTACAGGCCCGCATCGCCGCCCGCCAAACCGGAGAAGCCTTCGATGCTCGCCGCTCCTGATTACAACGCCGGCCGCGCCGCACGCGCCGCCAACGACTTCACATCAACGACCGCAAGTGGCTTCCCGCTGTTCCTCCTCATCTCAGCCGAGGAACGGTTCGCCGCTTGGGAACGCAACCCGCCGAAGGCGATGCCGAAGTTCGCCGACACGCGCAAGAGCCCCGAGCAACTGGCCGCCGAGGAAGCGGTGCTCGAAGCACAGCGCGAAGAGGCGAAGGCCAAGCGCCTCAAAAAGGAATTGCTTCTGACTGGCAAGCCGGCGGTCGATGACGCGCTGGCCGTGCCGGCTGACTTGAGTGGCATGGTCTACGACCAGCGCCGAATGAGATTTGTGCCGGACAAGTTCGCGCACATGCACCGCTCTGGCGGGGCCAAAGGGGAGACCGTTGTGGCGGCGGTCAAGGGCGAGGATAAGGCGCGCGTCAAAGCGAAGCCTGCCTCGCCCGCCCCGGCGGCCCGCAAGGTCATCGGACACGCGCGCACCGCGCCGTTCACCTCCAAGGTCGGCCAGCCTCCGACCGACAAGCAAGCCGCGCTGCTCACGATGCTGGCGCGGCCGGAAGGCGCAACGCTGGCCGAGATTGCGGCGGCGACCGGATGGGAAGAGCACACGGCCGGCGCGCGCATCAGCGGCGTGAAGAAGGTCAAGACCGTGAACAAGACCAAGGAAGCACGCGGCACCGTGTACAGGAGCGAGACATGATGACTCGTGAATGCGCCCTCCGCCTCATCGGCGGCACCGCGCTTTATATCGTTTGCATCGGCTTCGCCGCAGCGGTGCTGGTATGACGCCGGCACAGGTCAAACGCTGGAAGCCGGTCGACGTGGTCCTCAACGAGGGCGAGGTAAACCAGCACACGGTCACCGGCCATCAGTTTAAGCCGGCCAATGTCGACTTCGTTGTCGGCACGGTGTACAGCCGCACCGAGGGCGTGTGGTTCATTACAGCCATTGCTCCGAACAAGTTCGGCGTGGTCACGATGGTCGGCGGCGTGTTGCTCGACGGCGCAATCGACGAGGCGGAGAATATCCTCCGCGATTTGGGATGGACGATAACAGCATGAGCGCCGCCGCCGCGATAGGCTTCAACGCCCTGTTCCAGCAATTGCTTGCGCCACATGCGCGCAAGCCGGCCGAGCGCCTGATGGCGCGGGCGCGGCGGGAGTCGGGTATCGACGAACTTGCCAACGAGCGAGAACTGGAAGGCGACCGCCGGTTGCCTCGGTACATTGGAGCGACTGATGAAGAAGAGTAAACCGAAGACCGAGCCGCGCATGATGGCACAGTACGCCGCCATCTGCATCAAAGCGGACGGCAAGGATACCGACCGCAAGCTTCACCGCAAGCAGGCCGGTGCCGAAGACGAGGCGCGCGCCACCATTGTCAAGCTGGCACAGCTTCAGAAGACCGGCACCTTCGCCATCGTCAAGATTGTCGGCATCGTGGAGCCGGTCTCACCGACCATCGCCTCGCGCAAGCCGGCGGCCAAGGACGACCGCAAGGCAAAGGTCGAGGTCGGCGTACATGGCGACGTTGGCGGTGCCCGTACCGGTGAGCGGATGCTTATCTGGCCGGCGGTCATGGACGACCGCGTGCGCGGGATGTTTGCGCGCCAAGCTGGCAAGACGCTGGCGCTGGCCACGATGTACGGCTCGCGCAACTGGCCGGACTCTGCCCCTCGGGTAAAGGCCGCGCCGCTGGCCAAGTCGAAGAAGGCTGTGATGGCCAAGTTGCGCCGCAAGGCGAAGGCCGGCAAATGATATCCGGTGGCGAGGGTTTGGTCATCCTGATGGCGGCCCTCGCCATCGCTATCATCATCGACCGGAGTCGGTGATGACAAGTTCATCCGTGCGCGCAAGGGCGCGCCGCAAAAGGCAGGGCGTTATGACGGTCGCCGATGCGCAGTACCATCGCCGGTTTAACGGTGTGATACCCGAGGGAGGGCCGTGTCCGAACTGCGGCCGGCCGGGACCGCACTTCGCGCCGCCAAGTTTCGGTCAATCTGGATTCTTTATTTGCACTCCAACGAAGGTCGCCAATGATGACGCTGAAACCCGACTCGCTCCAGTTGCTTAAGCGGCTGGCCGATAAGCCCGCCCGCTTCGGATACGAGATTCCTCACGCCGGCCATAAGACGCCGAAACTGGTCAGCGCGACTCACCGTGGCATCAAGGGCAAGGAATTGTCCGCGCTGGCGCTGGAGGGATACCTCGCGCGCCGCGCTATCGATGACGGCCCGCGCGATGAGCCGGCCATCGTCGTGACGTTCACGCTGACCGCCAAGGGCCGCGAGGCGCTCGGCCTCAAGCCTGAACGGCCGCCGCCGCGTTACCGCCGCAAGCTTCCCTCCGAGTCCGAGATGGCTCGGCAATCGCTGGCACGCTGATGTTCAACGATGACCCGTATGGCAATCGCGCCGCGCGCGGCGCTTACGCCGACTCCCGGCCGCCGGTCGCCACTGGCATTGTACAGGGCAACCAAGCCATCGCCATCTTGCCTCCGCATGAGACGCCAGCGGTGCAAGACCAACTCGTGAAGCAACTGCAGGCGTCAATGCAACGAAGGGCACGAGGCAAATGATTATCCGCACCGCTACGAAGGAAGACGCCGCCGCCATCGAACGCTTGCGCCAGCACGCACCGTCGCCGCTGGAGTACATGCTTCAGGCCGGCAAGGAATTGGTCCAATCGTTGGACGACGACGTGTTCATGGACAATGAACTCGGCGCATTATGGGGGCGAGCACAATGACCGAAGGCATCAACGAGAAGAGCGGCGTCGAAGTTGGCGTCCCGTGGTCGACCAAGTCGGCCGAGGAGATTGAGGTGGCGCGCCTGATGCGCGCCGTCGCGGCCGTGTATTACGAGACGCGATGGGTGCCGGTGAAGACGCTGTACGGCGGCACCGCCGCGCGCCTTTGGTCCGAGTTGCGCGATGCGTGCGGGCTGGAGCCCGGCCACTCGCCGCCGGTTGTCGAATTTGACGGCACCGACCACGCGGAGCTATCGGCCAAGCTTCGCGCCGTGCTCACCTCTGGCGTCAGCGATGACACCGTCAAGGCGATGGGCAAAAAGATTGAGGAGATTACGTGCATGGTCGAGGACGACCTGATGTACCGTATGAAAGACGACCTAGCGCCGAACCTTGTGACGTGGGTGCAAGAGATGGCGCGCAGGACCGTCGAGGCGTTGCTCGAAGGCGGGCCGCACTCCGAGGACCAGATGCGCCGGTACCTGTCATGCGATAAGCGTGACGAGGACGGCAAATACCACGGATGGACCGGCCGCTTTGACCCTGAAGGTTTCGGCTCGCGGAACCAAATCGACCAGCACCGCATCATCCACGGCGAGTTGCACGAGTCCGGCTGTATCCGGTTGCGCCGCGATATCGTCAACGCGCACGCCGACCTTCTGAAGAACGAGCGCATCCTCGACCTTGAGGACCAAGTGAAGTCGCTCGTGCTGGCGCACAATAAAGCGGTCGCCGAAAAGGATGACATGTGGCGACGGCTCGGCCATCTGGAGCCGCGCTCGTGAAGCTGGTCGCGCAACGCACGAACAAAGACTGCGGCGTGGCGGTCGTGGCCATGCTGACGAACGTCAGCTATAAGCGGGCGCTGGAGGCGTTTCAATTCCCGCGCGGGCGACCACGGGGCACCACGACGAAGCACGTCATCGCCGCGCTGGCGCAGCTTGGCTTCGAGTGCAGTCACCACCGGCTCCAGCCGTGGCCGCCGCGTTATCGCGAGGGCAAGTGCCTCCTCAAGACCAAGGAACTGTTCCACCTGAAGCGGAGCGGCTGGCATTGGTGCGCGTGGGACGGCCGCAAGATGTTCGACCCGGCCGGCGAGGAGCCGCTCAAGGTCTTCTCTTATCTGGAGGTGAGGCGTGGCCGTGTACGTTGACGATATGGCCGCACCCTATCGCGGGATGAAGATGTGCCACGTCATTGCCGACTCGTCATCCGAGTTGATGGCGATGATGAGGACCATCGGCGTGGCCACTCGGCACGTACAATTCCCCGGCACCTTCAAAGAGCATTTCGATATCTGCATAACCAAACGGCGCAAGGCTTTGTCCAGCGGCGCGGTGCAGATAACGATGCGCCAGCTTGCCTGCATGGTCACGCTACGCCAGCGCGGCGAACCGATGACGCCAGTTGAGACGGCCGTTGAGCGCCGGCTGGCCAAGACCATCAGCGCCCAACTCAACCTTATGGAGCGGAAGGTGCTGGCCGGCTACTGACTCCGGCCGTACTGGCAACCCTTCTCGGCGTACACGTAATGCTCGACGCCAAGTTCGTCGGTGCGGAACGTTGGCTTGCAAAACTCCAGCCACTTCCGCTCGCGCTCGGCCGCGCCCTCCTCGGGCTGACCCCGGCGGATGATGCGCGGGCCGGCGTCAAGCTGGAAAACCTGCAGGGTGCAGGTCGTCCCGGTGCAAGTGCGCGTAATGGTCAAGGCGCTGGCCGGTTGCCCGAGGAGGGCGGCGGTCAGTAGGGCGAGGGCAAGGGGTTTCATCGGCGTCTATCCTCAGTTGCTCCAAGGCGGGTGCCGAGACGGGCGTCAAGGCCGTACCGCTTGATGAGGCGCTGTTCGGCGCGCCAGCCGGATACCACAGTATCAACGAGTCGGGCGGGGAGGCGCGAGTCCATGCACCACCGCCGCACTTGCGGGAGTCCGCCTGTACCGGTGCGGGCAATGCGCGCACCGGCCTTGTACATGGCGGCCGTTCTCACGACTTCACCTCGCCGGCAACGCGCTCGGCGTAGCTGGCCATCTTCGTCGCCTTGAGCACGTCGCCCATCGAGTCGGCAAACGCGGCCGGGATGCTCATGCTGATGGTGCGGGTTTGCACGGTGCCGCTGTGCGACTTGGTCGTTTCTTCCATCTCGACCGTCACCCAATCGCCGCCCGGCATCGCCGTGGCGGTGAAGCGCGCAACGGATGATTCAACCTGATGGCGGCGCTTATTAAAAGGCACATGGTCGCGGTCGGTAACAACGCGGCGGAGATGCGGTGCGCCGCTGTAAGGGTGGAACGGCATATCGAGGGTCAGCTTGCGTTCAGTGATGGGCATTGTCATTCTCCGGGGTTAGTATTCAAGCGGCAAAGTTTTGTCGGGGTCGCAAATTTCAAACTCACAGCGCCAGCCGTTCGGGAAGGCCCCGTCGCCTGTGGCGTTGTCCGGCGCATCGACTTGGAAGTAGGTTTCGGCGTGGCCTTCCACTTCCATCGTGTCGATGTCGATGATGGTGCAAACCTTTTGGCTCGGCATGTCGAAAACTTTATCGCCGATTTTGCGCGTGCTCATGACACCACCTTGGCAACGTACTTGGCGAAGTTATAGCCCTCGGTGTTCACGAGGTACCGGTCGGCACCGACCGTCACGATGAAGTATTGCGCGCCGGGCTCGTGCTTGAAGTCGTTCATCACTTGCCAGCGGATGCCCATGGCGTCGGCATCGTACACCGGAAGGTCGGCCGGCAAGCGGTCGGCGGGGACGGTGCTGGTCACTTCCTTCCACTCTTCGGCCTTGCGGTCCAACTTGAGGCCGGCGCGGTTCAGCTTGGCGTCGTTGATGGCGTTGTTCATGTTACAGGGCCTTCCACATGCGCGTCACGCGGGCGCTGAGCTTCTGAGTCGAGCCATGGAACCGCACGACTTCGGCTTGGCCGGCGAGGCGGAGCATGGTGTTCAACTGAGCGAGGAGGATGCGGCGGCGGGTGGTCATGGCGTTCTCCGGGGCACTGGTTTCGATATGGCCAACGTACAGGGCAGGTCTTAACAAAAGGTTAAGGCCCTCGGGCTGTTGACCCGAGGGTTAATTTTCGGTTACTGGCCTTCCACGGCCGTCAATTGCGACACGGTGTATTTGAAGCCGGGGCCGTCTTCCTTGTTCATGTCCGAGCGGAACTGGCCGTGCGCCTTGGCGGCGGCGCGGGAGGTGAAGGGGCCGTACACATCGGTCCAGCCGTCCGGCTGGCGTTCGATGAGCACGTACTTCGCGGCCTGTACCTCGGCGTCCTTGGCCAGCATATCGAGCGGCCAAAACTGAGTCTTGTATTCGGTGCCGTGCTCGCGAATCTCGGCGAACTGGCCGCCGGCACCGAGGCCGGTCTCGACCACATCCCAAACAATGTCGCCGAGTTTGCCGCTGGAAACTATTTGGCGGGCGGCATCGCCTTTGGCGGGGCGGGTGAACTTCGTCATGTGATTCTCCGTGGCGTTGGTTGCGGGGTTTAGTTTTCGGTGAAGGCGTAGTACCGGTCGCCCTTCCACTGGAACACCGGTTCCTCGGTGTCGATGGCGGCAACCACGATGTGCGCTTCCGGCTTGTCGTTGGCCTGTGCACCGAAGGCGGCGCGGGCCTTGTAGGTCATGCCCTTGGAGGGCTCACCGGTTACGATGATTTCGGCAAGTTCGCCGATGGTGCTGGCGCGGCTGAAGGGGCGGGCAATCTTCTGGCCGGGGCTGAGTTTCAGGATGGTGATGGTCATTTGCGGTTCTCCGTGGCGCTGGTTTCGATATGGCCAACGTACAGGGCAGGTCTTAACAAAAGGTTAAGGCCCGGCGCGCCGGCCGGGCCTTGTGTTCAATGGTTAACAGGGGGTTAAAACGAGGGGTTGCGCTCGTTGTGCACGCCCTTCATCAGCGACCAAGTCTGTTGATATTTCCAGCTACCGGTCTTCCGCAAGCGCCAGAACACGCACTCGGTGCCGGCGTCGTTCTTAGCAACGATGCGGCGGTAGTCGGGGCCTTTGCTGATGGAGGTGATTTTGCCGCACGGGTACGAGTCGCCGTTGAAGCCGTAGCTCACGTCGTCGCCGACCTTGGGGAGGGCTTCCACATCATAGCGCGGCGAAACGTGCGCGCCGGCATCGGTCGGGATGTACACGGTGCGCTCGGCCGGCACCTTGGCGGCCTCGGCCGCGTTCAGCGCCATGGCAACGCGCACGGCTTCCTCGAAGGTTTTCCAGTCGTTGCGGTTTTCGAAGTTCTGGTCCCGCGTCCACGGCACCGTCTCGTCAATGGCAACGGCGTGAGTGATGTGGCCGGCGGGGCTGCGGGTAAGCTGGAATCTCAACATGGCGGTCGTCCTTGGCTGGTTACGATGGGGCCAACGTACCGGCAAGGTCTTAACAAATCGTTAACGGGGTGGCCGGGCTGATCGTATGGTTAACGACGCCTTTCCAGCGCGTGCGGCCGGGCATAGGTGCCGAAGGCCAAGTCCCACAACGGGCTTGTCACGCCGAAATTCACCCGCTCGCGGCGGTGATGGTACTCGTGCCGTGCATGGAGCCATGCCAGCACAGGGCCAAGCCCTCGGGCATGATGGAATCGGTCGTGCACAAAGATGTAAGCGAAATAGCCCGTCAGGATACCGGCGAAGAATCCCGCGCCGACCGTTGACCCGAGGGAGGCGAAAGCGACCGGGCCGCCGACCGCTATCACGGCCGCCGTAAGCCACGGGGACGCGCCGATGTAGTCGGGCGGCCGGATGTGGTGCACTCGGTGCTCGGCCTTGAACGGCTCCACGCCGTGGAAGAGGGAACGGTGAATCCAGTATTCGGCCAGCGACCAAGTCAGCACGCCGGCCATCACGGACGACACGAATGCCTCGGACGCCAGTTGGTTGCCGAAGATGCACGCGGCAAGGATGGCCAGCGGCACGGTGACGAAGTCGGCGTAATAGCGAGTCGCCGACAAGCGATAGTTGGAGTCGGTCATTTGGTTTTCCCGAACACGCGCGCCGCCATATCGGACACGAAATAGAAGCCGAGGACGACCATGATGACCTGCCAAAGCTGTTCGCCAAGCGGGTCGGTGTAACCGCCGGTCCACTGACCGAGGGCCTTGTCCCAAACGAAAATCTTGAGCAGGACAATGATGGGGCCGGCGGCGGCGGCCGTGCGCGTCATGGCGTTCAGCCGCGTGAACGGGGCCTCGCCTAGCTGGAGGTTCATCTTGGCGTTCAGCGCATTGATGCGCTCTTGCTGGAAGATGCGCTGCTCATCGTTCTCGGCGTTTTTGAGTTGCACCTTCGCATCGGCCAGCGACTTGATGATGCCGTTCACGGGCGCGAGCAGGTCGCCGACAAAGCCGGCGACCGCTCCGATAGGCCCGCCCGTAAGGAATCCGCCGAGGACTTTCCACATTACACGCGCTCCCCGGTGACGGCGCTGACCGGCGTGATGATGCCGACCTGCTCGGCCAGCACTTCCGGCGACTTGGCGGCCACCGCTTCGATGGTGGTCTCCTTCACTTCGCCAGTTGCGGCGGCGACCACGATTTCAGCATTGGTCCGCGCGTCGTTCAAGTTGCGCAGATACTGAATCAGCGCGAGCACCGCCATGCCGATGAGCGGCCACGCGGCCGGCGGCACCTTGTCGGTGAGCGTGCTCAAGTCGTTCAGGCCGTAGCCGGACGCCTGTGCCATCGTGAGGAAGAAGTCGTAACCGCTGACGATGATGCCGATCAGGAAGAAGAACGCCGTGGTCAGCTTTTGCTTGAGGCCGGCGAATTTGCGGCGCAAGGCTTCGATGCGCGTATCCGACTCCTCGTAAAACTCCTTGAACGAGGGGTTGATGCGCAGGATGGGTCGAATCCAGAACCAATAGAAGCCGGCGGTCGTGCCAACGATGAGCGACCACAGCAAGGCATGGAGCAAAAGCTGGTACATGGTATCCTCCTTACGCGGTGGCCGGCAACTCGGGGACCACAGTGATGCCCGGCGTCGGCGCGTCTTGCTTGGCCTGCCAGCGGCGGTTGATGAGTGTGATGATGGCGAACACGGCCGCCACGATGAGCGCCGCGCAAACGGCGGACTCCAGCGGGTGCGCGACAATCCAGTCGAACCAATTGCCGCCGTCACGCGCTGCCTCTTCGGCGGCGGCGGCCGGTACGGAGCCCTTGACCACGTTCTTTGTGGTCTTCGGTTCGGGGACCATGGCCTTCGGCAGCGCCGGCAATTCATTCATGCCGGCGGCGATGACCACGGCCTCGGCCGGCATCTTGTCGACCATCGCCTTGGCCAGAGCGCGCTCGCCGTTCACGCGGCGCGTCCATCCGTTTTTGTAAGTCGGCCAAATCTTGAGGCCCTGCATGAAGCGCAGGCGCTCGTCGCTGATGGCGTCGATGACCTTCTTCTGGTCGCGCTTGCTCAGCGCGGCGAGCACCTCGGCATCCACCTGCCACTTTTTGTCGGACAGACCGAGCACGCGGCGAAGCACCTTGCCGGCGCGGCTGATGCCGCTGTTGACGCCGTAGTCGACGGTCACGCCATCGGTACCGACCGGAAGCTTGTCGCCCCAAAGAGCGTCCCAATACTTGGCCTTATAGATTCCGATGGCGATGCCGATGGGCATGTCCTTCACGTCCTGCGCGGTGGCGTTCGACTTCCAATACTGGCGCGCCACGCCGAGCGTGATACCGTAGCGAGTCGGGCCGCCGGGGTCATAAGGGGTGACGCCGTCCGTGTATTTCGTTCCCTCGTAATTGTAGATGAGGCGCTTGAGGAATTCCGCGTAACTGGAGGCGGCCATGATTCAATCTCCCTCGGGTGAGCGTGTGCCCCGTTCTAGCACAGCGCAGGATACGCGGCAAGCCTAGTTTACTGTAATGATGACGGGCTGTTTCGAGCGCGGTTGCCCGAGGGAGACCGTCATGGACAGGCCGGTATCATGATTCGTTGCGGTGATGGGAAGCGGGGTCGTCGTGGTAACGCCGGCCACGACTTTATTCCACGAGCCGCTCGGTACCGTGCGCGACGTCCAAGTCGAACCATCCGGCGACGTATAGAGCGAGCCGTTGGCGACCATACACCACAGGGCAAGGTCTTCGGACCACGCCGAGCCTTGGAACGCATTGCTGCCAACGCCGCTCGTCACTTCCGTCCACGAGGTGGCGTTGGTCGAGCGGTTATAGACGCCAGTGTTGCCTCCAACGACGAGGAGCATGTCGAGGTCAACGCTGTACGCAATATGCACCCACGAATAACCGAGGCCCGCTCCGACCGTTTGCTGCGTCCACGATGTGCCGTTGGAGGAATACATTTCATCGTTCGAACCGCCGGCACCCGAGGCGATGGCGACAAACTTTTGAATCGCTCCGCTTGCCCATACGACCGAGTTCCAGTTTTTGCTCGAAGCCGGGCCGGTTTGCGAAGTCCACGAGGTCGCGTTGGTCGACGTCATGATGACGTTCGAAGAACCGACCGCGCACAGCATGTCGAGGTCTTCGCTGTACGCCACCGACTTCCACGCGGAGGCGCTCGCAGCCGTTTGCACCGTCCAAGTGGTGCCGTCCGGCGAAGTCATAACGCGATTCGTACCGTCTTCCGAAACGGCGACGAAGAGGTTGATGGTGCCGCCGGCCCAACAAATCGAGCGCCACGTATTCGCCTGCGGGATGGAGCGTCCGGTCCAAGTGATACCGTCCGGCGACGTGGCCAGCGCGTTATTATTGTTCGAACCGCCGGAGCCGATGGCAACGAACAAACCAAGCGGAGGCGAGAACGCAACATCGGTCCACGTTTGACCGGAGCCATTCGAAAAGGTCGGCATCGTTGCCGTCGTCCAGCTTGAGCCGTCCGGCGAATAGGCGGAGCGCTGCGTGGCTGATGCCCCGCCGTTCGCAACCATGACGAAGGGAGTTGTCATTTAGCGCGTCCCGAACAGGTCGATGGCAATGTCGGCGGCGGTGACGTCAGCCGTGGCTTGCCCTTCGATGCTAAACACGTCGCCGGGGTCGAAGGATACGGCGGAGGCGAAGGTCTTGGCGGCGGTCGTGCCGGCGGCCGACCAGACCAGCGTCCCGATGCTCACGCCGTTCTTATACAGCGTGATAGTCGTGGTCGCGGTGGCCGCAACGCCAGAGGTGGCAATGGAGCCGGTCAGGTTGATGGGCAACGTGAAGGCTCGCGTCACGTTCATACGGATGCACACCTGCGCATCGGCCATCAAGCCGGGGAGGAAGATGTGGAAGTCGTTCGGCTCGCCAGCGCCACCGATGTCGCGCATGATGAGTTGATCGGTCGTGCCGTCGCAATAAGCGAGGTACAGATGGCCGGGCTGAATAACGTAGGTCACCGAGCCGCGCACAACGTCGACCGGGTCGACGTTGGCCTCATCGCTTTGAATGAGAACGAAACCGCGCTTGCCCTGCGGGAGGTTGACGGTGTCACCGACCGCCGAGCCATCCGCACCGATGACGCGGAACAGCACATGCTCGCGCCATTGCGCCAGCGTCACCGTTGCATCGGCGGCCGTAAGGTCGAGGTCGAGGATTTCGGTGATGGCCGCGTCGAGTTGCGCGTTCGCATCGTTGACGGTGACTTCCGGCGAGGCTTGGTTCGTCGCCAACTGGTCCAAGTTGAGATTATTCGACATTGACGGTCACCTCGTTGGTTAGGCCGCGCCCAATCGTGTCGCTGATTTGGTACACGCGCAGAGTAAGTTGAATCGGCGTCGAAGTCCAGCCGTCCGCCGTTTGATGAGCGGCCGTATAGGTGGCCTCCGGGGTGCTGAGACCGGTGTAGGTTCGCACCACAACGCCAGCCTCAACGATGTCCACCTCGTAAGCTTCGACGAATTCCTCCATGGGAACATCGTCCGTCACGAACAAGGGGCTCTCGTTGATGCGGTTGCGGCGCAGCCAAGTGATATCGATATCGCCGGCATTCTCCACGGCCTTGACGTGGTGCGGTGCCCATGGCTTCAGGCTGTTGCCCTCCAGCGGTGCATCGACCACGACCGCCGACTTGGTCGTACCCTTGCCGACCGCAGCGTAAGAAAATTCCTCGCCAACGCGCGACTCGCTCATCGTGTATTTCGGAAGCTTGGGGCGGTTGAACGGGATGAAGTAATCGCCGACCTGATGCGAGTTGACGTGCGTCTCGGTGCCACGCCGGCCGCGCAACAGCCCCGTGATGGTGAAGGCGCGGGCGTTGTGCCAAGTGATGTCCTTGAAATAAATCAACTCCCATCGGCCGACATTGCCGACGAAGGCGGCGTTCACGCCGGCAAGGAAGTCGTCCTGCGATGCGGACACGGTGCCAATGGTACCGGCCGGCATGGTGACCGAGAGCATATCGTAAGACGCCGAGTCGGTCTGGAACGGTACGAAGGTCGGCGCAAGCGCCAGCGTGCAAGTCGCATACGGTACTTGCTCGTCGGTGAAATACAGTTGGCTCCAGCCACCGTCGAGGATGTTGAGTGCCGCGCCGGTCCACCACGGCTGCCCTCGGCTTTGCACGCCGGTAAACAGCAACGCGGTCGTCGCGCCGGGGTCATCGGTCGCCGCCGGCAACGTGGTGTCGATGATGACGGGCAAACTATCGCTCGGCCCGGCCGGCTGATTGATGAGGCCGAGAGGCTGGTCGGCGCTCACCGCCACATCGTTCCGATAATTGAAGTCCACGCCGGTCACCGACAACGACCAGTCCATGTTGAGCACAACTTCCGTCACGTTGACCAGATAGTTGCGGCCTGCGATGGTGAGGGCGATGCTATCGCTCGGCTCCATGCGGGAGAATGCCCATGGCAATCGCATCGCCTGAACGATGCCTTGGCCGTAATTGCTGAACGCAACGCGCGCGGCGCGCTGGAGCGCCTCGCCGGAGTCCATCACGAGATAAGTGGCATAGGACGCCATCTGGCCGCCGCGCGAATCCTTGTACGGGAAGCGCGACCGCGAGAAGACCTTCGAGTTCGGCTGGTACCCGTAGTCGGGGTCCACATAGCTAATCTCCACGCTGGTCGCCAACTCGACCGGCGAGGCCATGGTGGTGATGAGGTTCTCGGAAACGTCTCCGCCGCTTTGCACTTGCGACAAGGAATCGACGTCGATGGTGTAGCTGACGAGAGTGGTATCCCCGCTCGTCCCTCGGGTGAATTTGATTTTGCCCTCGGACTCGTAAAAGCTGAAGTTGTACACGACCGCGAGGTTGCGAATGTACGGCCACAACCCGAGGCGGGAAGTGTAGACGCCGCCGATGACCGCGTCGTCGAGGTCGCCGCTGATATCGATTTGCTCCGTGCTGTAACCGGCCTCCAGCATCAGCCACCGGAGCAAGTCGTTCAGCGGGATGGTCTCGGTGTCGCTCGACGTGACTTGCGTGTTGACCGGCTCGGGGCCGATGCCCATGACCAAAGCGTTGCCGGTGCGCGAGTTGTACACGAACGACTCGGCATTCGCGCCGCTGTGCGGCCACGCAACGGCCGAGATGCGCTGGCCCGTGCTCATGTCATACGTGAACCAAAACGGGTCGCCGTCGTCCATGCCGGGATAGACCAGCCGGCCGTCGAGATAGTTGCTCTCGCGGAACGACGTCTCGAAGTGCACGCCGTTGACCGGCGTGTTGATGGGCACATGGTACACGCTGCCACCGAACGAAGGCGTCACGCCGGCATCGCTGAAGGTGTAGTTGACGCGGATTTTCTCAAGATAGTATTGGCCGCCAACGGCCTCGACCAGCATCACGCTAAAATCAGTCTGGTCGATGAACGATGCGATGATGTTGACCGGCGACGTATAGACTTGAGTCGCGCCGAAGATTTCATCAGGGTCGCCTTGCGCGAGCCACAACCCCGTTCCCATGGCGACGAAGGCAAACCAGTTTTGTGTCATCAGCGGCGACATACCGTACTGCGCCACAAGGTCCGGCCGGTCGACGATGGGATACGCCAGCACGGTCGACGGGTGGTTGCCGCCAAGGAAGCCGGGCGCTCCCAATTCAACCTCGCCGCCGTGACTCAGAATGCCCGTCGTCGTGTAAGTCGTATAACCGAAAATCGGACCAAGCGCCGAACTGCTGACCACACCGTAAGACTTGCCGAAGCTGGAAGTCGACACGACGCAGTCGCCGCGCTGGCGCTGCGCAATGCTAACACCGGGGACGTCAGTCGTGTCGAACGTGTGCAGGCCATAGCCGGACAGAATCTTGCCCGTCTCCAAGTCGATGCAGATGATGCTGTCCGAGTTCGGCGTAACGGTCGAGAACGGGATTGTGAAAGCGAATTTGTTCAACTTGTCGTGCGCGCACAGGTAATCGAAATGCACGCGCGCGCTCTCATACTGAACAGCGTCCGGCGTACCGGGGAACACGGTGTATTGATTCGCCGGGGCGAATCGTTGCAACTCCAGCTTTTGCGATACGCTGTACGTGTGAAGCAGGAACGACTGAGGGTCGTCGCTCGGCCGGTTCGTCCATGCGTAAGCGGTGTCGGTATCCCAATCGGCCAAGACGCCAAGCGAGTCGGGCGGGTCATTCGCGTTGATGGGGTCGTGCTCCGCGATGATGGGCGTGATGCTAATCAGGTCCGACAACTCCACCGTGATGGTCGGCAACGTGGTTCGATAAGTCGGAGCGGGAGCGGGCGCTTGCGTCACCACGCCCGGCACGGTGCGGCTGGTCTCGACGCTGGCACCATAGGAGCCATCAGCGCCGATGATTTTCTGGCCGCCGCCAAGGTCGAACGGGTACGGCGTCACTTTGCCGGTCAGCGAGTTATAACCGCCGCCGATGCCGGCGGTCGCTTGGCCATCCGTAATCCACGAGAGGAACACGCCGCCGTGGCCGTTTACAGGATACGCAATGTTAGCCGGGCCGGTGAGATAGGTGAAACCCCATCCGCCGATTCCGACGTCGACGAGGCCGCCGTTGAACGCGCCGGGTGTGCCGGGCGTCGAAAGACTCGGGAGCGCATACGTGGCGGTCGACTTGGTCGTGACCGGCGCGCTGGTCGTCGGCGGCGGTGCGACCGGAGTCGGTCCCACTTGCAGCGGGAAGTCGCGGAGCACCACGTAAATCAATTCGCGGAATCCCGTCGTGAATTCACCCATGTCGGATTTGATGAACGCGTCCGGCTGCGCCTCGGAGTCGCCAGTGTGGAAGGACAACGTCATGCCATTGAAGTCGGGCGTGCCATCGGGATTCGTTGCGTCGTAGATGAGAAGGCCGTCTGCCCACATGCGCCGGATGGTCGTGCCAACGCGCTCCTCCTCGGGCAAAAGGCTGTACCCGAGGGCAACGGCGAACGTGGCCTTCGTCGCGCCGGCCAGAATCGGCGGCGCGCGGCGCTGATGAATCAGTTGGCCCTCAACGGTCTCCGGTTCGGTGGCCGGCGCGGTCTCTTGGCTCACCCAAATCGGGAAGCCTTGCACCACACGGCGGCCGAAGGATACGGGAATCGTGGCAGCGCCCGGCCGAGAGAGGCCGTCCTCGTTGCGCCGCTGGAGCGCGATGGCCGCTTGTGTGATGGGGTCAAGGACCGTCATTTAGCCACCGCCAAAGGTCGGGGCGAAAAACTCCGCCCTCATGTTGATGATATTGTTGAACTTGCTGAAGCACGTTGTGGCCTGTTTATCACAGCCGGGGAGCAACTGTCCAGTGTCGCCCGCCGCGATGGGATACGGCAACGGGTAGAACAGTCCCACGCTGCGCATCGCCAGCACATTGGTCCGCACGTCCGAGACTTGGTCGACGTTTTCGCCGCTGAGCCATTTGATTTGACCGAGCGCGAAGAAGTCATCCGGCTGGCCTTTCATATCATCAATAACGAACGCCATGGTGTCGATCAGACTTTCGACTTCGAATTCGATGGCCATGCTGTAGATGTTGAAGCGGCACCGCGAGTCGCCGAGGTCATTGCGGCACGACGAGGAATACTGTTCGCCGGCGATGTACACATTGGGGTCAGCGAACGAGATGACTTCGATGGTGGCGCGGTGCTTATCGGACAAGACCACGCGGCCGACGATGCCGCTGAAGATGAGCATCGTGCCGTCCTCGGGGTGCTCGTAATTGACAACGCGCAACACGGCGGTCGCCTCTTCATAAATGCGGCTGCGCAAATCGTCCTCGGTGATTCCAAGGTCGACAAGCGGCACCGTCAACTCCACGTTCTGCGAGCCGACCGAAGTCGAGGACGTGAGCACGGCCGTCGAGGTAAAGCCGAAACTTGCTTGGAAGATTTGCCCATCGACCAGCACGTTCGAATCATTGTCGGTCAACCGAATGACACGACCGTCCGTGCGCGTGATGGTCCACAGGCGCGCAAAGGTGGTGCCGACTTGCCCGAGGGCAGTATTGAATTCCGTGGAAACGGTTCGCATTCATTTAACTCCAAGTGAATCGGGCATGACCGTCAGCACCGTCGCCGCCATCGGCGAAGCTGACTCCACCGATGCCCTTGGGACCGATGACATAGTTGAGGTTCGAACCGGGCTCCGGTGCGCCGGGTGTGACGCCGTAGATGAAGGTCTTGGTCACCTTCGCGCCGCCGCCGCCGCTCGGCGAGCCCTTGCCGTAACCGTACACGCCGAAGAATCCGCCGGACGCGGCGCGCGAGTCAGCGCCGTATTGAACAGAGCCCGCGCCAGCGCCGCCGTGTGAAGTTGCGTCCGCGCCGTTGACGTTGATGTTCGTGTAGGTGTTGAGTTCGAAGTTATAGAACGCGCCGGTCGTCGACGGGCCGCCGCCAAGGTCATCGCCAGCGTTACCGCCTGCGGCCGTATAGAATTGAATGCCCTGTACGCCGGTCGTGAAGGCGTCCCCGGTGAGATACCCTTGGCGGAAGTTGACGCCAGTGTTGCCGGGCTTGCCGTTCTGATTCACGTCGCCGCCGGTCGCGGTGCCGCCGAGACCGCCAAGTGTACCGGACGCCGCGAAGCCTTTGCCAGCGGTCAAGCTGAGTGATGCGAGAGTGGTGTCGCCTGATGGCGTTGTGCCGGACGTGTTGAAGCCGTGGCCGCCCGCTCCCGGTCCCCAAAGTTCAATCGTCAGCGTGGCATAGACCGGCACGGCGAAAACTTTGGCACCTGTGCCAACGCTATCCTCGACACCGGGTGCGACACCGAACTGAAGCGTGTGGTCGAACGTACCTTGAGGCGGCGAAGGCAAACCGGAGTCGGCAACTTCGACGGTGACTTCGAACAGCGTTTGCACCGAGTAGTCGAGGCCCGCCACAGTGTTCAACGTGACGCCGGTATAGTTGCGCAGGCCCGTGATGGGGTCGGTGCCGGTCCACGTAAGCGAACCGTCGAGTGTGAAGCTGGCCGCGTCCGCACCGCTCAAGGTAAGCGCACGCAAACCAAGCGCATCATCGATGACGGTGACGTTCGCAATGGCAATCGGGCCGGTCGTATCTTCGTCATCGGGAAGCGAGTACACTCGGTTCGTAAGTATCACGTCCGGCGCTTCGTTCACATCGGTCAGGGTGAGGGTAAAGTTTTCGGTGGCCTGCGGATGCGCGCCGGCCGCAAGCGGGTCATCGACGTTGACGGTGACGTTGTATGCTGCCTTCACCTCGTAGTTCAGCACGACGTCGGCTTTGAGGTACAACTCGCCGCCGATGCCATCGATGTTCAGGTCGCCGTCGAGTTCGAAGCTGGCCGCGTCCGCGCCAGTGAGGCTCAGCACGTTGAAGCCGAACGGGTCATCAGTGACACTGATGTCGGCGACCTTGATGCGCGTGGCCGTGGAAGTGTTCTCCGCCATGCTGGTCGTGGTACCAGTGAGCGACACATCAGTCGGCGGCGCGTTGAAGTCGTCGCGCGTCTCGACAACCGGAATCGAATCGATGGAGCCGACTTCTGACCAGCCAAGCTGCAGCGGGAACGTATCGATGGCGAAGCGCACCGGCACATCGAATTCGAAGTCGGCGCGCACCTCGGCATCATTGGCCGGCGCATTGCCGGGGGTGAATCGAATCCATCCGCCGTCGCCAGTCACAAAGGCGGTCGTCACCACATCGTTGACGCGCACGACAAGCGTCGTCAAATCCGGCCGCGTGATGCGGCGGGTGAACGGCGAGGGGCCATCGTTCTCGTAAGTCTTGACGAGCAGGAACGTGCGGAGCGTACCGTTGCCAGTACCGAGCAATTGATTCGTCACGGTGTAATCGGACCAATCCTTGAAGAGGAATCCGCGCTGACGGCCGCGCCGCGCGTAGAAGAAGTCACGGACGGACTCGTAGTTCTCGCGGTCGCCGATGCCGTATCCAATGTCCCACGCTTGGCGCGGGGCGGACCAATCCTGATTCCGCTGCTCGTTGCCGCTGGAGAGGGCCACGATGCTGGTCTGGAAATTGGGACCGCCCTTTGCGCCTTGCTCGACGTCAACTGGCAAACGAATGTCATCGAAGCTCATTATCCGATACTCCTCACGGCGCGATTGAGTTCGCTTTGCAAGCCCATCACGATGGTCTTGCGGCTGAGATTGAAGCTGTCCGCATCCTTGGCGTTGACCGTCATCGAGACGTTGACCTTGATGTCACCACGACCGCCGTTGCGGTCGCTCGACGCTTGCTGTGCCGGCGTCTCGACGCGCACGCGCTCGTTCGGCGATGCCATGAATTGCACGAGTTGCGAGTCGGTGCCGCCGCTTCCGCCAACGGCAAACTCACCTCCTCGGGCAAAGCCGCGCACGTCGTCGCTCGACCAATGGTTGTTACCGGTATCCAGACGGCCCGGCGATGCAATGCTGAAACCGCCCCGGCCGCTACCCGAGGCAGAGGACCGGCCCCGGCTCATGCTCGACGAAATGGAATCAACGGCCGCCGCCGCTTGCTGTGCGGAGGCGATGGCGGCCTGTCCGAAGTCGTTGAAGTACGCACCGGAGCGGCGTGCCCATTCGCTAATGACCTTCACCTCTTCGCCGAGGGCGTTGGTCGTGACTTGCTGATGCGTGACCATGGCCTGCGCGCTTTGCTGAGTCGCTTCCGTCATGCGGCGGAATTCCGGGGTGGTCGCCTTGACGGTTTCCTTCAACACGCCGGCCGCGACGTTTGCTCCGTTCGCAGACTGGTCGACCTTGGCCAACGACTTGGCGGCACCTTCGCCGCTGGCGCTGGCCTCGCGGATGGCCTTCGACAACCCATCGAAAAGGGACGCACCTTCCGCGAGCACACCGAGCGACTGCAACAGTTGCATCAGCTTGTCGATAACCCATTGCACCGCGTCACCGATGGCGGTGAAGACGGCGGCAACGCCTTGGCCAAGCTGAGAGGCCGCGAAGAATTGCGTGATGGCGGTGTACGCCTGTCCAATCAAGTCGATGATATAGGTGAACGTGCCGACGAATGCACCGCGCAACGTAACAGCACCGTCAGCCGTGAGGGCGATGCCTTGGCCGAACGTGAGGATGTACGTGGTCGCCGCAACGATGAGCGGGATGAGCAAATTGAGGCCGCCGCTGGCGATAGTGGTCAGCGTGGTCAGGATGGTCATCGGATTCAGCAACGAGCGGATGACGGTGCCGAGCAGCGCGCCGGCATTGGCCGCGCCGCCAAACGCGGCAACGGCCGCAAGGCCCCACGCCTGAACCTTGATGGCCGCGAGCGCCGAGCCGACAACCAAGAGCGAACCGGCCAGCGCCGGCAGGTTGTTCGCCAGTGTGATGATGATGCCGGCAAAGGTGGCGCTTGCGCCATTGGTCTGGTCAAGCTGACCAACGAATCGGGTGACGGCATTGTTCAACACCGTCCACGCACCGGACAGGGTGACTTGCTGCTTCTCAAAAGCGGCGGCGGCGGACGTGGCAAATTGCGTGCTCGTAAACACTTCGAGCAACGCCTTGCTCGTGAGCGAACCTTCTTCGCCCATCTGCTTCAGCCGGCCGGCGGTGACTCCCAATTGCGCGGCGATGGCCTGCGCCAAGTCGGGGAATTGATTGAGGACGGTCATGAGACCGCGCGTGTCGACGGTGCCAGTGCTGATCGACGTCATGAGGCGGTTGAGCGCGCCGGATACCGTCTCCGAGGTTTCACCGGACGCGGTCATGATAAGGTTGAGGCTCTCGATGCTGCGGAGCAATTCCTTGGTCGTGATGTCGGTACCCGTGGTCGCCTCGGCGAGGCGCTCGTACAAGTTGGCGTTGGACTCCAGCGACGTGCGCGTGCGCTGCGAGATATCAAAAAGCGACTGCTCGACCTGAAGGTACTCGCGCTGCGAACTGGTCGCCTCCAAAATCTTATTCGAGATGCGGGTGTACGCTTCGCCGTACTGACCAAGTTTTGCAACGCTGGCGCTGATGCCGGCGAACGCCAGCAAAGGCAAAAGGCCGGACAGGATACTGCCGAACGATTGCACCTGTGCGCCGGCAACGGTCGCGGCCGTGCCGACGTCGCGCACGCGCGCGGCGGCGGTGACCGAGCCCTTCTCCGTAACGACGATGTCAATTTTCTCAGTGGCCATTATGCTCCCCGATTCGGTGCGAGGAGTCGGAAGGATTTAATCGCTTCGACGGCCGCCGCGATGGCTTGCTCAACGAAGCCGGCCGGCGCTTGCGCGGAGTGGCCTTCGTTCAGCCGCACAATATACGGTAGATTGTTCGTGATGTGAATGTCTTGGCCTTGCTTCGTCTGCGTGTTCTTCAGCTTTGCCACCTTGCCAGCAATGCCGCCATCGGTGCCGGCGGACTCGACCACTTCATTCTTCGCGCCGCCGATGCCGACGAGCCAGTTGGTCCGTGCGCGGCCGGTATCGACCGGCGTGGAAAGGGTGACGACCTGAAGCACCGCGACGGCGGTGACGCGCTGCGCCAACGGTGCATTGCGCTCGATGTTAGCGGCGTGGATTTCCATGCGGCGGCCGAGGTCGGACAGGCTTGCCATTCTGACCCTCCTCGGGTTTCGGGGGTGATTTTGTGCGCCCCTGTTTATCCCTCCGCCACCCTAGAAAAGCAAGGTCCATGGCCCTGATATGGCCGTGCAAAAGCGCCCGCTGGTCACCCGAGAGGCGGGTGGCGACGGCCCATTGCTGGATACGGGACCACGGAATCGGCGCGGTCTCCGCCGGGCGCTCCGTGGTCAAGTCCCAAAAGGCGTCATAGAAAAGGTCGAGGCCGGGGTACAATTCCGGCCCCGGCTCCAGCCTCTTCGGCATCGCGATTTTTTGCGACTTGCTGAACTGCTTCGCAAACTGGAGCAGCAACTTTTTGTCGACCGGTCCATGCTCAGCCGCGAAGAGCATGACCGCGATTAGTTTTTTCGGTCAACCTCGGCGCTGGCCTTGCGATAGTTGGCGGCGCGCTTCGATTCTTCGACCACGAAGTAGAACACCTCGGGACGCTTCTCGAACAGCTTGACCACCTCGTCCGGCGTGCACGGAATCGGGACGCCGTCCTTGGCGCGATTCCAGTCCTTGACGATATTGGAGTACAGCTTGAAGCCGATTTCCTTGCTGACGTCTTCCGGCAACTCGACGCCGGCTTCCATCATGCGCCGGTAAGGGCGGAAGGCTTCCTCGGCCGCCTTGGCGAAGGTCTTGTTCGAACCGCCAACGCGCGCCAGCTTGAGGACCAGCTTACCGAATTGAATCGTGACTCCGTTGAGTTCCTTTTCTTCGTCCATCGCAAAGATGGCATCGATGTCGGAATCCTCTGCGAGGCCGACTTTGGTATCCAGCGTCATAGTACCCTCCTCCAAGGCGGCGCGGGCTGCGCCGCCGCAAATTACTCCGCCGCAGTCGGCAGATAAGTCCAGAACATCCACAGCGCAGTATAGTCGAGCGTGGGATGAATCAGCTTGGCGGTCGCCGCATCGCTTTCGATGGGCAACGTAACCGGCTCGTCCTGCTCGACGTTGGCCGCGACGTTGGCCAAGGTCAGCAGCGGCAAGTCGATGGACACGCCGCGATTCGCCTTGGCCAGATGCTGCTCCAGCGTGACGGACGCATTGGCGCGCGCCTGCCGGATGGCATCGACGGTCTGGAAGTAAGCGGTCACCGTGGCCGACACTTCGAACGTACCAGGCGATGAGCTAAACGAGCCGAGCACGCCGAGCGCCTTGTTCTGAGTGATGTTGTTATTGATGCTCAGTTCGAGGTCGGTGAGGAAGGCGAACAGCGGCGTGGGGCACGAGTCGCCATCGGTAACGACCGCCATCTTGATGAGGCTCAAGTCGCTGACCGTGTTGAACGCATCGGTGTCGACCAGCGCCGGGCGGTCGCCGGTCTTGAGACCTTCGGCACCCGTGCGCGTTTCGTTGTCGCCAGCGAGGAAGCTGACGTCGAGCACCGCGATGTCGGCGGTGGTCATATTCAGGGTCAACTCGTTGGCCAAGCAGTTGACGATGTATTCGGCCTGCACCTGTGCCAGCAACGAGTCATCCGGCGCGCCGAGCGAGCGCTCCATCTGCAGCGTCTTGGTAACGATGAGGGCGCGGTCGGTTTCGTTCTTCAGGCAATGCCCGAGGAAGATTTGCAGGGTGAGGCCCGCGCCGGCATCGTCTTCCATGATGAACTGAGTCTTGTCGAAGACGATTTCGTTGGCGCTGGTCGAGCGGACGCGGCAGTAGCCGTTGTCCTCGGGCGTGGCGAACATGGTGCCGCCGGCATCGCCGCCGATGTAAACGAATTCGCCGGGGATGAGGCCGAGCGTATCCAGCGCGCGGCCGGCACCGCCGGTCAAGGTGGCGCTGGCGAACGAGGAGGTGGCGACGTCCGTGGTCGTTGCGATGCTGTTGCCGACCACGCCGGTCACCTTGGCGGTCAGGACCATCGTATCGCCGCCGCCGACCGCAGCCGTGACGTCGGGGTTGATGGTGGTCGCCGAGCCGTACAACGTACCGGAGCCGGCGGCCAAGTTGATGGCCGCGATGAGGTTGTCGATGGAGCCGCTGGCGTCCGCGCCGATTTCGACTTCATTGGCGACCGTGGTCGGGTTCGCCTTGAACAGATAAGTGCGCGAGCCGATGACCACTTCGTCATCGACAACCGGATTCGAGCCGAGCGTGAGCGTACCGGTCGCGGCGACGTTGGCGGCGACCAGCTTGGGGAATTCGGAGGCGGTCGCGTTGATGGACGCGAGGCCCGTGGGGAATTGGTATCCGACTTTCGTGATGTGGCCTTCCGCGCCGGCCTCGGTGACGAGGCCCGTGTCGGTGACCAGCACGTTGGTCGCGGTGGAAGCCGGCGCAGCGACCTTGAGGCCGTTGTTCGCCGTGGTGTCGAAGTCTTCAGCGAAGACCAAGTCGCCGGGTGCGAATGCCGCGCCGCCGCTGGCGACCACGTAATGGTTCGCCGTACCGTCGACGGCGGTGCTGTCCATGTTCGTCTTCTCGCGCGTGGCGGCGAACATGAACGCCTCCATGAGGCCCTGCACGTTGGTCGGCGTGATGTCCTGAACGAAACCGGCTTGCGCGTTCAGGTCGATGATAACGCCCTTTTTGCGCTGGCGCGATGCGTTGATGGGGTTGCGCGCCTTGGTCTCGATGCTGCCGCCGAAGTCGTTGTACGAGTTCGGCTCCAGTTCAATCCAGACCGGAGTCGTCGGCAACACGCCGGGCGTCTCTTCGACCGCGTAACGCAGACCGGTGAAGTTGGAATCCTGTTTGTTTACGAGGGCCATAGTTGCGGTCTCCCTTTAGTTGACTTCGTCCCATGAAAACGATGCAAGGCAATCGATGCGGTACCACGAGCCCTCAACGCCGCGCTCAGGGGTGGCCACAGAGTTGAAAGTCACCGCCCCGGCGCGCTCCCCTTCATAGGCTTTTTGCGCTACCCGTGCAAGCCTCTGCGCCACCGTATAGGCGGACCCGTCCTTGAACGGTACGAAAATCTGCACATGCACCGTCCCGGTGCGGCGGAATCGGCGGTTTCCAAGCGCGGCGGCCCGGCCGCTGGCATGCCGCACGGTCAGCCGTGCCCATGCCTTTGAGCCGTCCTTGGGGTGCGGCTTCAAGTCCTTTTCCAGCGCCTCGAAGACCAAGACCGGCGCGGTCATCGAGCCAACGATAGCCGGAGACTCCGCAAGCCAAATCGTGCGGAGCGCCGCCAAGATGTCGTCGGTCGCTGTTACGATGTCGGCCATAGCGTGAGCCTCATTTTCCAGCCGATGGGGATTCCATCTGGCGCATAAATTGTGATGGCGGAAATGGCGTACACCTCTTGCGCGTTTTCGCCAAGCTGAATCCGTTTCGTTTCGTCCGGCACCACGGAGAAGTCGCCGGGGATGATGCAAATTTTATTTGCCTCGCCCTTCTCGGGCATCTTATCGTCGACCACGACGAACGAGCCGGCAACAGCGGACACGGTGCCCGTACCAACGCGCCACGGCTTGGTCGTGTCGACCGGCGCGGCGTCGGTGTTCGTGAGCATATAGCACGGCCGTCCCATCTCCTTAATCAGCGGGATGGCCTCGGCGCGGATGTCGTCATAAACGGTCATTATCGCATCGTCCGGCGTTGGCCCGAGAGGACGAGTCCGCTGCGGTAGACCAGCCCGTCCGCGAGAGGGTAAGCGCCGATTACAGCAACGCCGGGACTCCCCGCGCCGCTGGAGGCGAATTCGGTTTCGGTTTCGATGACGTCGACCTTGACCTTTTTGCGCGTGACCGCAAGGCCGCCGGTCGGTGCCGGCGTATCCTGATACAGTGACGCGGTCTTGGCCTTGAGCGCGTACTCGGCGGTCGCCGCTTTGATGTCGGTAACGATGCCCTCGATGAGGACGCCAGCGCCGTCATACACTTCCGCGCGCGGCACCTGAGTCGTCTGACCATCGGCCAGCTTGGAGCCGCTGAAGCGGAAGCGCGTGTCGATGTAGTCGGTGGCGCGCACGATGTACGAGCCGATGAGCGCATCGGAGTCCGCGCCGTAGGAGTTGCCACGGTCGTCGTGGTACGCCTTGAATTCGGCGACGGTGATGTAGCCATTGGCGTTCACCACCGTCCCTGCATCATTTTGAACCGTCAGCGCCATCGGCGACTCCTATCATCTTTGCCCTCTTCGTTATCCTCACGCGCGCCGGCCTTCCGCTGGCGCGCGTTTCGTCGTTCCTTAAATCGGTCGATTGCCTCTTCCGATTCATCTTCATCCCGGCTGTGCCTCTTACTGCGCGACATGGTAGCTCCTTGCTTGCGACCGCCGGGGCGGTCTTACTTGGTCTTCGCTTCTGAAACTGCGCCGCCCTGAATCATCGGCGTCGGCTTCCGCACCTCGCCAGTGTTGCCCTGCTTGCGGCGGAGCGACTGGTCGAGAGGCGACAACCCTTGGACCACCGGCTGGCCGGCTTCCGTGAGGTGCGCGTTCAACTTCTGAATCGCACCCGCGCGCTTGTGCGCCTCGGCGAGGTTGTTCGCCTGATAACGCTTGATGGCGTCGGTCAGCTTGCCGCTCTTGTCTTCGCGGTTGATGACCTGAAGGTGCACGTCGCGTTCCTTCTGAAGCGCGGCGACCGCGTCGTTGGCCTTCGAGATTTCGGCCTGCATCTTTTCGATGACCGGCGTGAGCCGTTCAACTTCGCTGCGCGCGTCCTTGACCTGTCCCTGAATCGCTTCCGGTGACGGCCGTTCGACTTCCTCGTCCGGCTTGCCTTCGCCGATGCCTTCCGCCTTGCCGGCGTCGGGGTCAGCCTCGGGCTCGGCGAAGTCGCGCAGGTATCCCGGCGCGGCGGCGGCGATATCGGCGTCGGTGATATCGGCAAGGCCGCTCATACGGCGGACCACGATGAGGTTCGGAGTCTTGTCGGTGTTCCACTGACCGACGTCGGAGTGGTCCATGCTTTCCAGCGCCGCGATAATCTTTTCGGCGTTCGCCGGGACGGCGTCGAGTTTGACGTCCATCTTCAATTGCTGGCCGCTGGCAGCGGCAACCTTGTTCTGATTCTGATTGTTCGACATGTATTTGGTCCTCCAGTTGATGAAAAGGTTATAGCACTTCTACAGCACAAGGAGCAACGCTCCTAAAAGGCGCATGTTCCTTGCTTTTACGGACTCTTAATCTCCAGCAGCGACACGCGCCACACGCCGGTCGTGACCGCTTGTGAAAGCGAACCACTCGACCCGGCGACGACCACAGCCTTATCCCACGTTCGGGTCGACCATACTCCGTTGCCGCCTGACTCCGTATTCCAGCCGGACGGCGGGCCGCCGATGACTTGGTTGTTCAAGATTGCGGACATGGCAAGGACAAGGCTTTGCCCCTTCGTCGTGGTGATTCCGGTGTGCGCCATCGTCGCCGAGTTGCCGGTTTGCGTGCTCAACGTGCCGAACGCGCCAGTGGCCGCCGCGCCGCTGAACTGAAGCACCTGACCCTGACAAGTCAGCGTACCGCCGCCGACAAACTGGAAGCTAGGCGCGGCTTCGGTGCCGTCGACATAACGATACGCAACAATGAAGTCGACGTTCGTGTCGTTCTGCAGCATCGTCCATCCGCCGCTGATAGTAATGATTTTCGAATTGTTTGCGGCGAAGTACGCAATCAAGAGGTTGCCATTCACGCGCGAGCCGGGGAGCGGCGGGTTATAACTGGTCACGGTGACCGACTGAGTCCACGTACCGGCGTTCACATAGGCCGGCGGTTGCCCCATGACGACGTTCATCGAGAGGCCCATATTGTTATTCGTTGCGCCAACGCCTTGGTCGATGGTCGACTGATTCTGGTCGAACCCGAGGGCGAAGGTGCCGGCATCGATGAGGAAGTTCGCCTCGACGTTAGCCGCAAGGTCGTTGCCGAACGTGAATCCAATGTTGCCGACGTCCTTAAAGCGCGAGATGGTCGCCGCCATGTGGAAGCCGATGGCCGGGTCAGCGTTGAACGGCAACGCGAGGCGCAAGTCCTGCGCAAGGTCCGCACCCATGTTAAAGTTGAGGTTCAGGTCATTGAAGTCGTTGCCGTCGTCGACGAACACGTTCACATCGTTGCCGAAGGTGAAGCCGACCATGAAAGACAAGCCGACAACTTGGATGAGTCCGTCGCGGCCGGGCCGACCACGCGGGCCGGGGCCGCCGGGGCGACCACGAGGACCGCGCTCGCCCTTCTGGATTTTCACGGGGCGGGGACCACCGAGAGTCGTCCCCGCTTCATTGGCTTTGATGGACGCCAACTTTTTGCCGAACAGACGCAGGAACTTACCTTGCTCGGTGATGTTCCAATTGTCCGCCGTCCATGGATTCGAATTGATGTCCACGGTGCGCCCTCCGGGGCTTAGTACGAGAGCGTCAAGTTTCCGCTGGCGATTTGCACGGCGAGGCCGTTCGTAATCGACACGGTCGAGATGGCCTTTTTGCAAATCTGATTGCCGGCCGTGGCGGAGTCATACAGCGCCACATAAGTCACCGACCCCGAACCGCTGGAGTTGTCGAAGGCAAGCGCGCCGCTGTTCGACATTGCGCGCGCGGTGACCGAGCCGAAGGTGATGGGCTGGCGCGTGAGCGAGATGCTCTGCGTGACTTCGGTGCCGGCCGCGTCGGGGTCGCCGTTCCAGAGCGAGGCGTACACGGTCGTCGGGGCTGTGCCCATTGCCGTGCCCTTAATCCAGTTGAGCAACTTGTCGCCGACATAGACGGATGAATCGGACATGATTGTGCCTCCTTAGTGTGCCCTCGGTTATAGCAGAAGAAACGCCCGGCCCGCAAGGCTACTCACGGGCCGGGCAACGGTTCGAAGGGAGGAGGGCGGACCCCGCGAAACCGTTATGGGAAGACGCTAACAAAAGTCCAATCGACACCGCCATCGCTGACGGTGCCTTCCGTGTGCGTTGGCGCGCTTGCGCCGGATACGCCTTCGGTCGATGCACAGTACAGATGCCCCGCGTTTTTGCGTTGCATGCTGACCAAAATGTCCTGCCCCTCTTCCCATGCAATGACCGACCGTTGCCGGCGGCGCTTGCGCGCGAAGTACAGGGCCGCAGCCCGTGCGTTTGCCATCTTGGCTCCTTAGTTCAGCGAATCGATGTCGGCCGCCGCGACCACGGTGCGGGCCTTGTGCCGGCGCAGGATACCGAAGATTCCCGCGTTGGTCATGGCCTTCGTAATGGTGAGGGTGCCGGTACCGGCGCTCGTGATTTGAATGTAGTCGCGGGCGATGGCCTCCTCTCGGGTGCGCGCCAGCCCGAGGACGGAAGCGCTCACGTTGGCGACGTACAGCAACTCCCCGGCGGCGATGCCGGCCGGGAGGCCGCCTGCGCCGTTCGAGGAAGTCATCACGTAAGGGCCTTCGCCGTCAGTGATGCCGTGCGTGGTCGCCGCAAAGGTCGGGCCGAAGGTGGCCGCCGCGCCGCCGACCAGCGAGTTGCCGCCAAACGAGGCGGAGACAACGGTGGTCGTGGTTGCGATGCTGTTGCCAGCGGTGCCGGCGGTGGTCGCCGTCATCGTGGCCGTATCGCCAGCGCCGGCCGCCGCGTCGACGGTGGCATGCGCGACGGTGCCGGTGCCGTAAGTCGTACCAGCGCCAGCGGTGCCGTTAACGGCGGAGATGAGGTTGTCCAGCGAAGCCGAGGCGCTGGCACCGACGAGAATTTCGTTCGCCGCGCCGGTCAGCGTGTCCTTGTACGTGTACACGCGCGCGTCGAGCGTGACGGTGGAGTTGTTCAGCGCGTTGGCACCGAACGTAAGGGTGCCGACCGCCGCAATGGCCGCGACGTCGACCGAGTCGACCGTGGTTGCGCTGGCGCTGGAGGTGAGGCGGGTGTCTTGCGCGGCAAGGAATTCGATCAGCTTCTTCGACCGGCGGACGCGGGCAAAGGTGCGATGACGGAGATAGTTCATGGACGGGATACGCATGGCGGGCCTCCTTCTGAGGAATTGCTCGGCTCGTTGGCCGGGTTAATTGGGGAGTCGCGTTGCCGCGACTCCCGATAGCTATTGAGGCGCCTGCGAATTACTTGTCGCCGACTTCTTCCCAATTGATTTCGATGGTGCCGTTGAGCGTCAGGTTCGTCGCCGCCGAACCGACCGCCGTACCGACTGCGGTGGCGAGCATGTTCAGATAGACGTCGATGGCTCCACCGGTACCGTCGAAGTTGACGGGCGCGGCCGGGCCGGCGGCCTTGGCCGGAATCACGCCAGCGACGGCAGTGAACGCGGTCGTGGTCGCGAGGTTCTGAGTCGTGGTCGCCAGCGTGTCGGCATCCTGCGCGGCGGCAACAGTGCCGAGGCCAGTGAAGCCGGCCTGCGTATCGGTGACCGCAGCGGTGTCGTCGGTGGCCGAAAGGTTCACGACCGCGCCCTTGATGGTGATGAGACCCTCGGGGAAGTCGTAGACCTTGAGCGCGAGACGCGCGCTGTGCGAAGCATCGCCGATGAGCGGAACGACCACTTCATCGAACTTGAGGACCGTGCGCCGGGTCTTGCCGTGGCCGGTCTCGTGAGCGGTAACACCCTCGCGGGTCGGGGTTGAACCATACATGAGGACTCTCCTTCTCGTTGTTCAAAATATCCCGCATCGCGGGGCTAATGTGCTGCGCTTTGCCTGCGCTGGTATCCAGTTGGGCGGCGACCGAAGTCGCCGCCCGGTAACATTCCAGATTGCCGCCGTTCGCTTACGCGAATTCGCGGGTGATGAGGCGCGCAATCTTAATCTGCTTGCGCTCCGGGTACACCCGCTCCCACGAATCGGCGTGAGCGAGGTTGTTCGTCGAGTTGGCGTTGCTCGGCCCGCCGGACGCCGGGGTGCCGGCGTACTTGTGGCCGGTCGGGTGAAGCACCCACTCGACGCGGTTGTACAGGGTATCCTGCCCCGAGCCGTTGCCGGAATCGGGCGCACGCTTGGTCTCGGTCGGCACTTCCGGCGAACCAACGCCGAGGCGCACCGCGCCGGAACCGAACAGCCACGTTTCGAAGACGCCGCCGTTGAACGGCACGCCGTCGTCCATGACCACGCGGCGGCCAAGGAAAGTCGGGATGTTCACCTTGCCATCGGCATCGGGGATGAAGTCGATGAGGTTGTTCTTCTGCATGCGCGCGTAAACGAGCGAGTGCACCATGACCAAGGTCAGGTCGCCCATCGAGTCGCCCATGGTAACGCAGGCGTCGATGAAGGCGCTGGCGTTGAAGTCGGTGACGCCGGCCGTATAGCTGGTCGACGAAATGTCGTTGGTCAGGTCGTACTGCGTGGCACCGCCACCGGGAGACGCCTTGTCGTTGTTACGGAACAGGCCGCGCACCGCCGCCACATAGGCGGCCTGCATGCGGAGAGTCCAGTAGTTGCCGACACGCGCGGCAATGGCACCGGCCGGGTCGTCGCCGCTCAGCACGGTCGCCAAGTTCATGGTCGACCACGACTGGTTGCGGCTCAGGCGCACGGCGATTTCCTTGCCGCTGCCGGTATTCTTCGGCGAGGACAGGTCGGTCGGGTCGTCGGTGCCAACGTTCTCTTCTTCGTTGGCAAGGTCCTTCCACGAGGGGACCTGAAACGTGAGACCGCCGCCGGCCAGCTTCTGGTCGAGCGCGCCGTCACGAACGAGCGCACCGCTCTGCACGAGCGCCGACTTCTCTTCGGTGATTTGCTGCGCGTAGGGCGAAAAAACTTCGGGGACGATGACGTCCGAGATGCGAACAACGGCCATGGTGAGCCTCCTTTGCGTTGATGGGGTGCAAGGCCGGGTCCGTATCCTCTGCGCACCATGTGCGCCGGGTCTTCGGGTTTGCCTTTATGCGACGGTCGCGGCTCATTGCCAGCGTGATGGCCCATGCCATCGTTATCGTCTGCAGCCTGTTTACTATGCCCGAGGGGAGGGCGTCAAGCGTGCGCCGGAAGATTCTTTTGGCCGCCCCGGCGGGGCCTGAGAACCGCCCCACGACGCAATAACGGCGGGGCTTTTGGCCCCGCCGTCTATGTTTGCGAACCGCCTTGGAAGCTTAGGCGGCCTTTGCCTTCGGCACCGGGCGCGGCCCGCCGATGGTGGTGCCGGCGGCCTTGGCCATGTTCTCGGCGGCCGGGCGGTCGGTCGAGACCAGCTTGCCCTGCGCCGTAACGTTCCAGCCTTCGGCCGAGAACGGATTCGGGCCGCCATTGCCGTCGCCGCCCTGTGCACCCTGCGCGCCAGCGCCGGTCGCCACAGGCCAGAAGTGCGGACGCGCCTTCTTCTGGTCGGTCACCCACGCATTCGGGTCGATGCCGTCCTTGCTGATGACCTTGCCATCTTCGGCGACTTCGAAGTTGGCGCGGCCGACCGCAAGGAAGTCATCGAGCGCCGCCGGGTTGACCTTGGCGTTCAGCGCCGCCGTGCGAAGCGCGTCGTCGATGGTGCGCGACGTGATTTGCGTCTTGAGCGTTGCGTTCTCGGTCACAGCCGATTCGGCGGCGGCCTTGAGGTTTTTGATTTCGCGCTCCAGCGGACCAGTTTTGGTCTTGAGTTGCGCTTCGACGCCGGCACGGATGAGTTCGGCCGTCTTGGCGGCGTCCGGCGTTGCGCCGACCGATGCCTTGAGCGTGTCGTACTCGGCGAGCTTCGCGTGCACCTCCTCGGGGTCGAGCCCTTCGAAAGTGGTCAGCGTTGCGGTTGCCGTCTTGAGCGTCTCCTTGGTCTTGGCGTGGTCGGCACGCTCCTTGGTCAGCGAAGTATTGAGGCGGTCGATGTCCGCCTGTGACTTTGCGCCTTCGACCTGCAGTTCGAACTTGTCGCCCTTCTGAACGTAGAACGGGCGCGCGGATTCCTCGACGTCTTCGAGACGGTCGATAATCATTTTCAACAGCATGTATGAGTCCCTCCGTGTGCGATTTGGCGGCACGCCATGCGCGCCGGCTGAACCCATGTTCAGCATCGTCCGCAGAGGTTTAACAAATTTGGTTAATGGCCGCAAGGCCCGGCCGGGGCGAAGTAAAACGCGGCGCGCTAGGGCAAAGCCCGAGGGGATAAGCGCGCCGCGCCATTCAGCACCGGTCCCTAGCCGGTACCTCACGGGCGCGCGGAGTACATCCGTCCGTCGCGCCTGTTCTAGTGGTGCCACGCCGTCCCATTCCCGCCAAAGGCTAGGGGCTTACAGGCGCAGCGGTGGTCAGTTAGCCGGTCGGGATACCGGCGTCAAGGAATTCCGGCGCTTGGTATCCGGCCACGTCGCCCTCCATCATGCGCCGGGACATTTCGGCGGCGTGCTCCGCATCGGGGTCGCGCCGCCGTATCAGGCGCTCAGCGATGGCGTCCGCGATGCAAAACCGCAGCACCGCCTTGGCGTGCTCACGCTGGAGGGCCGTCATTTTCATCTTCGGAATCGCGTCGGCCATGTCCTTGAGGAATCGGTTGATGTCGTCGGTGACGACGCTGGCGCGCGGCGCACCGCTGCCCCATTTGATTTCGCTGATGGGCGCACCCATCGCGACGCACGGGCGACCGCATGCTGTGCAAATCGAATCGTCGCGGTCAGCCTTGCATTGCGAGCAGTACCAGTGATGCGGTGGCGTGTCCTCCACGACCAGCGCCGGCACATCGTCGGCCGCCTTGCATTCCAAGCAGCCGGCGGAGCCGTGATGGCACCGATGGAATTCGCAAAACCACGCGCGGTCAGGAAGCGCGGCGGCAACTGGTCGGCTGCGGTTCATGCTCAACTCCTGTAAGTCATCGCGCCGGCCTCGTAGTACGGAGCGCCGTTGCGGACGGGTGAGTCGAATCGTGCGGGCTTCGTCGGCGCGCACGGCCGGTCGGGAAACGTAAGAGGCTTCGCGGCGGCGCGCAACTGGCCGGCCGCACAGCAACACATCGAGCAAGGGATGTGCGTGCGTAGGTCGCGACCGTCGCGCACGCAACGCGGCGGGGCCTTCGCCTTCGGCTGCTCGGGCAGCGGGCGGTTGCCTGTGAAGATTGCCATCACGCCGGCCGCCGCTTGCGGTCGAGCAACTCGACGGGCTGGTAGTGGTAGTCGGTCAACCACTTCGCCAGCTTCTCGGGGTCGAAGGCGGTTGTGACAATCATCCCGTCCTCCAGACTGGTGATGCACATTAGCGGTGGCTTTGTGCTCGCCTCATAACCGATGATGAACCGCTCGGTGGTGCTTTGCTTCCCGAGCCGCTGGCCGGGGATGACGTCGACCGCGTTCCAAATAACCTGCATGGGTTAGACTCCGTAAAGGTCGTCGAGGGTTTCAACGACGTCGGGATGCACGCCAACGGCCTGAAGGCCCTGCCACTTGCGCTCATCGCCGTTTTTGTACGTGGCCTGCACGCGCACGCGACCCTCGCATGTGGTGAGGCGCAAGATGCCGCTCCGCGCGTCGAACGAAGCGGTGAATCCGAAGTGCTCAATCGGCGTAAGGTCAGTCGCGCGGCATTGCTCCAGCCGGCCGACCGAGCGCGATGCGCGGATGTATTCGCACTTGTACAGCGGCACCTTGTCGGAATCGAGGCCAACGGGCTGGAGCACCACGACCAGCATCGTGGCGCAAGGCTTGTCCGCATCGGTGAAGATGCACAGCCGGCCAATCGGGAAGGCGCGGCGGTTGAACGTGATGTCGTCGTTGGTCAGCATTGCTCAGCGCTCCAGATTGAAAATATCGTGCATGGATTTGAAGTCGCCGACTTGCCACGCTTCGAGTGCGTCGTAGCACGAATCGCGGGAAAGCTTCAGCGCCTTCTCGATGACCTTCTCGGCGGAGTACGCGCACACGGCGGGATTCGCCTTGTACCATTTGGCAAGGCAAGCCTCGCACGGGTCGCCGCTGTTACAGCGCGGCGGGACGATGGCCTTGTAGCGGGTGGCAACCTTGCAGCGCTTCATCGGGGAACCTCGACCACGTTCAAATCCGTCTCAGCAGGGTACCGCTCCTTCACGCGAAGCGCAAAGGCTATCGCATCCACCCGAGAGGGGAATTCGTCCGCGAGGTTAACGTCGACCAGCGACACCGTCATACCGCCGGAATCGATTTCGGTGCGTACATAGTGCAACGGCCGGTCGCCGCCGGGGCAAACCTCGGGGCCTGTGCGCGCGATAACAATCTTCATCGGCCGCGCGTTGACCGGTGCCGGCGTCGGGATGAGGCCGCTGGCCGCATGGCGCTCGGGAGGCAACAGGCCGAGCAGTTGCTGGTAGATGACGGCCTTGTGAGATGCCCATCCGGCGTCGAATGCGCGGCGGACCAAGTCATAGGACGGCGCGAGGGTGCCGTTCGTGTTCATGAATGCCTCCTTATGGGCATCACGCTTGGCGTATTGATTCATCGTTTATCCTCCAGCGCCGTCAGCCGGCGCATCAAGTCGGTGAAGTCGAAAGGCTTGTGCGAGTGGCGCTCCAAGGCGTTGAGGCGTTTGTTCACATCGCCCTCCAGCGTCTCAAGGCGCGCGGCCAGTTCATCGGCGCGGGTTTCGAGCGACTCAACGCGCTCCTCCAGCGTCGGCGGCGGTGGCGGGTTTGGCGTGAAGTCGGAGCACATACTCCACGCGCGATAAGAGCGGCACATACACTCGCCATGCGCGTCGTCCCGCGCGCATCGTCCGCCGCGCTGGTCGCGCCGTGATGCGGCGGCGTCTTGTTTGCGCGAGATGGCTTGGCGCTCTTCGCGCGTAAGGCTACTCACGGAGGTCGCGCCAGATGTCGGACGAACCGCCGTTGAGGAAGTTCACCCACATGACGGCTTTGAACTTGGTCGGGACTTCGAGCAATTCGCTCCACACGAACGCATCATTGACGTCGCGTCTGTGGTATCCGACCGAGAATGAGCCGTTTTCTTTTAGTCTGAACGTGTGCATGGCGTTTTCCTTTTCCCTGTGATGACCACATCAACGAGCGGCCAGTACGTGCGGGTCGCCGGCCGGCTGTTGAGCACACCGCCCTTGCGGCGTTTGCTTTCCAGCATCACGAGCACGGTGAGGCCGTGCTTCGCGTCGGGCATGACGCCCTCGATGTATCCGGTGCGGCCGTTGAAGATGTGCGCCGCCTTCGTATTCAGGCGCGCCTCGCAGCCGATGAGGATGTTGCTGGCGAAGCGAGTCGCCATGCGAATCTTCTCAGCGTAACGGATGGCCTCGCGTTCGGGATTCATTTGACCCCCAAGTTGGCCAGCACCTCGTCGGCCTTGCGGCATTCCTCGGCCGCCTCCTCGGTGACTTCCCATCGCATGGCGCGCGCCGCATCTTCGAGCGTGAGGTAACACTCGCCGGCATCGCGACTCACGCTGTGCCGGTTTTGCTCCTCGCGCCAGTTCTTCGGCAACGCCTCGGGCCAATCGCGGCAATGGAGCGTTGAGCTAGTCCAGCCGGCTTTGACTTCCATCGTGTGCCGGTTCTGAAAATAGACGCGGAGGTATCCGTGCGGCGTGGCCTTGCACAGCGCCATGATATCGGAGACCGGCATCGGCTGCGGCTTCGCATAATTCGGCCACTTGAGCGCATGGAGTCGCTTGTGGAGGCGCTCGATGCGCTCAGCCTTCTCGGCTTTGGTTTCGCGCGGCATCACTTGGCTCCCTTGAGGATATCGTAGAGGCGGGCCTTGCTGTCACCGGGCAATCCGATTTTTACGATTCGCACAGATTCAGCGCATTCGAATCTAGCGGCGTTGCCGTACTCGTGCATCAGCGTATCGAATGCTGCGTCCATTGCGTTGGCCTTTTGGACGCGGGTTAGTTTCTTTTCCGGCATGTGAATCTCCGTGGCGTTGGCGCACCTTGCCACAGCCGTTCGCCTTTGCAAGCGGAATCTGTAGCGTGGTTAATCCGCTGACAGGCCGGCCCGCTTGAACGCCGCCGGCTCCAGCTTTTGCAATTGCGCCAGCGTGTACGGCTCGTTATTGCGATTCACGAATCGGTCAAGCGACAACCCGCCTTTGCGGAATAGCGCGGCCTTGCCCTTGCCGAGAACGTCCTCTTGAAAAGCGACGGTTTGCTTTGCGAGGAAGTCCTGATACGTGGTCGCGGCTGGCACTTGCCCCGTCAATTTTTCGACCATCGCGCGCCGGTCCTTCTGATTCAATCCCTCAAGGTCCGCCTCGGTTGCACCCGAGGCAGGGCGTTTACCGATGAGTTTGCCGTCGAGCGCTGGCACGCGCGTCGACCTGCAGTTCCAGTGAATCGGCGGGATGGGGCCTTCGCCAATCTTGAACACCTTGCCATCGAGCGCCGCGCACTCTTCGGTCGTGCGCGAGTCGAGCGTGGCCACATACACCTCCTCGCTGAAGATGTCGTCGTTGGCTTGGCTGAACGCTTGGCGCGCTTCGTTGGCGATGAAGTTGGTCGCGGTGCGCGTGATGGACGTGGCATCGCGGCGCGCAATTTCCATCACACCGTCAGCGCCGTCGAATTGCGAAGAGCCGACCACGCGGCGCACGATATCGTTCGTCGTTTGCCCTTGCGTCATTCCGATTTTGACCGCGTCCATGATGCGATCAGCATCAGCATCAGCGAGCCCCGATGCCCATTCCTTCATCAGCCGTCCCTCGAAAGGCTTCGACCGCACGATGGACGCAAGCTGAGTCGCCGTGGGGACGACGGTATCCAGCACGACCGGCGAGTGCTCTTTAACGGCGCTGTTGATGAACGCGGCCTCGGCCTTGGCCACCTCGGCGAGGTTGTCGTTCCACATGTCGGTCGCTTGGTCGAAGCCGGCCGCACGGATACGCGCAACGATTTCGGCCAGCACCTTGAGGCGCGCCGTGGTCTCGGGGCCGAAGTCGACGCCGCCCTTGAGGATAGTGGCAAGCCGGCGCTCCAGCGCCGCGCGCAACGCGTCCTCGGTGCCGTCGAGCACCTTGATGATGTCGTTGCTGAGTCCTGTGCTGAACCGCTGCAGGTAAATCTGCCGGCGGACTAGCGCATCACGCAGGAGTTCGTTTGACGTTGCCATTGTAATCACGCTCCAGTTCGTCGATGGCGTGCCGCAAATCCTTCATCTCGGCGCGCAGGTCGGCGACGTTGTCGTACTTGATTTTCGTCTTCGGGTCGCGGGCGATTTTGCCGAATCGCTGTAGCTTGCCGATGGCCTTTATGACTTCACCGGCCTCTTCGAGCACGCGCGCAATGCGCTTTGAACGGGTCTTCGGAATCAGGTCTTGGCGCATTTGCGTTTCCTTTTCAGTTCCTTGTGTACACTGAGGAGGGCATCGAAGTCGATGACCTTGGCTCGCACGCGGCGATTCGCGAGCCGGCTTATCATGGTCCGGTGAGTGCCGTTCCAGATGATGATTTTGCCGCTGAATTTGATGTAACAAGGCAGACGCCAGCGCGTCCAGTTGTTCCACGTCCACCGCTTGGCCAGCCACACGAGAGTCTCGTACCGCAGGCACCGCTGGAGGGTCCAAAAGTTGTCGCCCTGTACGTTCACCCATTGCGTCGTCATGAAGTAGTCCACCTCGCGGCGCTTCATAATGGCGTGAAGGAATTCGTCGATGTGGCGCGGCGTCATTCGCGTCTGGAACGCACACCGCTTGCCGTTGTGGACGTAATTGCTATGCGCCCGCGTGTTATTGTAGCGCGGCAGCATGTCGATGGCCCGAAGGAGTTGAGCGCGATTCACGGTTTACCGCTCCAGCGTCGAGCCCATCGCCAGAGCGCATTCTGGCGACGGCCGCGCCGCCATTCGCCATCCAAATCATCGGCCACCTTGAACAGAATGCCGGCGACGATGAGGAACGGGACGGCAAGGACGCAGCCGAAAATGGCAAAGCCGACCGCGAGGCCCTTTGTGATTTGGCTTATGATGCTAATCATTGCCCGCCTCCGTGCGCGCCACGATGGCGAGCGGGTCGGGGCCGGGATTGTTGAATCGGCCTTGGCCGCCGGCCACGCTCAGCACCATAAAGAACAGGATACCGGCCAGCGCCAGCAACGGCACCCATGACTCATCAGGCTCACTCGGTTTCGGCATCGGTTGCTCCCTTGAATGCGTCCATGACTTCCTGCGGCAACTCGGTCACGCAAAACGTGCCGCTCGATGTGATGACTTGCGTCTTTGCTGCAGCGTGGCATTCGCTTGCTCGTGCTGGCAACACCGCGACGAGCGCGTCGTGCTGAATCCAGAGCGGCGCGCCCGTGGGATTCGTCAGAGCGACGAATGCGTAGAGTAAAAATGGAGCAAGGTACCGCATGCTCACCTCCGCAACGCGGTCGGCGGCGGCGCGAGCACGCCTTGCGTATGCTGGTCGAGGAAGATGCGGAGCGGCGCGCGGCCGGGTGCGAAGTTGATGAAGCCGACCGAGAACACCGTCGCGCCCCACGCCTTGAGCCGCGTGGTCAGTGTTCCCTCCAGCGACTTCTCCAAATCCTTGAGGCCGCCTTCAGCAACCAAGTCGGCCAGCGTCTTCTCGCGCACGCGCTGCGCAAGATGCGTCATGGCAAGGCCGGCGGTGGATTCGTTGAAGTCCTGAACGCCCGTGCAATGCGTCACCACGTCCGTCACGCGGAAGCCGATGTTCACGCTGAAGCAAATTGGCTTGTCGTCTTTTGTGATAACCGATTGCACCGGAAGGTCGAGCACCTCGTCGACCACGTTGTACTCCTCGACCTGATGAATCAGCCACACGCGCCAGTGAGGGCCGGGCTTCAGTTCTTTGGGGTTGCGGCCAAGCGTCCATCGGACGCCGCGTGCATAACTCTTGATGATAACGAACGGGAACAGGCTCATCAGGTTTTGGAAAATGACTTCGAGTAGCGTGCCGCTCATGGAAATGCCCTCACCTTGTGAACGGCGGCGAAGGTACGTCTCCGCGCGCCGCGATGTCTAGTTTTATTTCGGAGGGGTTTTGGCCTCGGCGGGCTTCGCCTTTTTGTCCTTGACAGGCGGTTTCTCGTCGTCCTTTGCCGGCGCATTACCGGGGCCGGCACCGAGCGGTCCACCGACTCCGCGAGTCGGCGCAACCATCGGCTCCTCGCCGCCGACTTCGTCCATCTCTTCCTCGAAAGTCAGCTTTGTGAATTCGCGTTTGACCATCCAATCATGGATTGACTTTTTGCTGATGGGCGCACCGAGCATCTTGGCGCTCATCAGTTGGACGAGGTCTTGTGCCAGCGCCTCGTTATCAGCGAAGTCCAGATTCGGCTTGACCTTGACCTTCTCAGGGTCGGCACCGACCCAAACCGCAGCGGAGCGGAGCAATTGCTCCAGCGCAACGCCGCCGGCCTTGGCGACGGTGGTGAGGGTGGACGTGCGTGAGGCGACACGGATACGCAACGCATCGCCGGACTCAGCCGCGTTGCCGCGCTCGGTAAGCAACTGGCCACCGATGCGTTCAGCCTCCTCGCGGTCGTCCTGAATCGCTGTACGCAGGTCGCTGATGCCTTCGCTTTCCGCGCCGATGTACTTTGCATCGCCGTTCAGCGGCACGTCGATGACGTGTCCCGCGCCGACCTTGGTCGTTTCCTTTTCGCCGGGGACGGCGGGCGGGCGTCCCATGAGCACGAGCGTATCCTGCCCTTGCATGTACAGCGCCTGCCGATAGTCGGCCTCGGTGCGATAGATGGCAAGGGCAATGCGCGCCAGCGCCATCATCGGCGGAATGTCGGGGTCCGGCACAAGGTCGCGCGGGCCGACGAACACGAATGGGATGGACTCCAGCGCGCGGCCGGCCAGTTGCGGCACACGGAAGTCGGCCAGCACGGCGTCATCGCGGTCCTTCACTTCGGCGGCCACGTATTGCTTGCCGAGCGCCTTGATGCCCGGCCAAACGTCGTCGACTTGCTCGGCCAGTGCGAGGATGCGGTACCGCGTCACTTGCTCCCATGCCAGCCCGTGAATGCGCTCTTGGCGCGTCTCGTTCAGCACCACGAGTTCGAGCGTGCGAAGGCCCTGCAGGTCGCCGACCTTGCTGGTATCCCAATTCCCCATCGACTCGGTCGAATAGCTGACGATATACGGAAGTGCCGAGGCCGCTGCGCCGGTCGCGACGTCGAGCATGAGCCCGACTCGCCCCATAAGCAACTGCGCCTCGTTTGTTTTCTGCAAAAGCGTTTGCATGTCCTCGCCGTTGAAGGTTGCCGACTTGAGCATGTCCTCCAGTTGCGGCGGTACTTCGATTTCGGCGGGCTTGGAGTGCATCACACCGAGCGCCGCTTCCAGCGCGGGCCGAACCATTTCGTGATACACGGCGCGGCCGAGATACGCCTCATAGGCGAGATAACCAGTGCCGCTCGGGGCGGTCATGCCGTCCTCTTGCATCGTGCCGGTCGGCTTCAGGTATTCCTGCGCGGCCTTTTTGATGCAGCGCTCACCGCTGTACGCATCGCGCATGATTTTCCAGTCGGGCTCGCGCGCGGTGTACGCCGGATGCTTGCTGCTGAGATTCGCCGCCATGTGTGTCCTCCCTTAAGCCGGTGAGCCGACCGGCGCGCACGTTGTATGTACTTCGGCCGTGGTGCCCTCGGGTCCACCCATTTCCGTGACGATGGCAATCGCGCGCACAGCATACGCCAGTTGCATAGCCTGTTCGGCTGGCCTTGCGACTTCACAGTCTTCGCGCGTGGCGTATGAATCCTTCGACGTGTAATTGCCTTGGTCAAGCATCGCACCAGTGGGACTCAGGAACATCACAACGGCCAAGACTTTGAACATGATGTCACTCTCCCGCCTTGCGCGATTGCCGCCAATGCTGCGGCGGGTTATGCAAGCGATACCGCGTCTCATCGCCAGCGTGGTCCTCGGGGTGCTCGACGTCGTCGGGCTCCTTTTCGGAACGTGGCAGTATTGGTACCGTGTTCAGCCATTGGACGCAACCCTCGCAGATAAACAGCCCCGGCTTAGTGCGCCGGCCCTTGATGGGCTGTGCCTGTTTCAGCATCGCGCGGATTTGCCTCCATCCCGCCTTGCGTGAGCCGGGTGCCTTGTCGGCCTTTTGCCAGTCTTGCCCTCGGTACCACTTGCCATTGATTTGGACCGGCTTTTTGAATTCGTCGCTGAAGTTGATGCCGTGCTCGTTCGAGAAAATGGCGCTATCCGCCGGCCCGCACCGCGCGCGGCCGTAAATGCCCCACGACAATTCGCGCTCGATTATACCCGAGGAGATTTCGCTGCTGGTCAGTCCGAGGCCCTCGTTGCGCTTGCCGTTCCAGCCGTACCACTCCTTAAAGCGGAACAGGTCGCCGCGAATCGTTTGCTTTACGATGCCGCCGGGGAGCACTAGCTCCTCGCCATTCGATTCGGCGTACCAGCCGACCGAGAACGGCGCGCTCGACCCGTCGTCGTATGCCTTGTCGATGTACCAATCCTTCGGCGGCATGAAGTCGGGCAGCACGTTGACCTTCGGATTCCACACGTCGCTAAACATGCCGCCGGCAACGATATCCCATGAGCCTGCCACCCACGCCTGCTGCCGTGCTGGCGAGTCGGCCGACATGCTGAGCGTGGTGACGTACTCAGGCTCGGCGGTCATGAGCACCTCGTTGTCGAACAAGTCGCAATGGATAGCGATGCGCGGGCGCTCCAGCTTTCCATCGTCCGTCATCGAGTCCTTGATGACCTTGCCCTTCATCGCCGGCAAGCGGAATCGGTCCTTCACCCATGAGTGACCAACGCCGAACGGATTCGTCGTTGCACAGTATCGGCGAGGCATGTCCGCGCGCGAGGAGCGGTTGAGCGACATGAACATTTTGTACAGCTTGTCATCAGGCCACGTCGTCAACTCCTCCCACGCAATCCACGGATAGGCGTGGCCATGGTAGTTGTAATAATCCTTTGGCGCTTGCGCGTATGCGAATCGAAGCGTCTCGCCTTGAGGGAAGTGCCACGTATAGGTCGATTGATTGTATCGTGCACCGGGGCACACGCGCGGGAACCAAATCATCGACTTGTCGATGACGTCGCGCAACTCGGGGAACGTGCGCCGCAGCAGCAGGCCCTTCCATGCTCGGCCGAATCCTTTGTTCACCGAAATGAAGAAGTCCATGAGCAAGACGTCGGTCTTGCCGCCGCCTCGGTTGCCTTCGAGCAGCACCTCCCAAATCAGTTTCGTAAAGAATGCCTGCTGACCGCCCTTCTGTGCGTCCCAAATAACCGCGCGCCCCGAGCCATCGGCCGCGAGCATTTGCACCTTGGTCGTCGCTGAGCCTTGCCCGTACTCAAGGGGCTCTTGCACAACGGCGAAGTGCGCGGGGTTAAAGGGGTCGTAGATGGCCATCGCGTTAGTGCCCCTTCATGATGCGGCCGACCAGCGAGTCGATGTCGCGCTCGCGCGCGTTGGCTGGAACAGCGTAACAGAATTCGCAAGTGGTGACGGGGTCGCTTGCCAGAGGGCATCGCCCCTCGCCCCGGCAGATAAGGATATGCGCTGGAGCGTGACCCTGATGCGCGCGCACGACGTCCGCGTTACTTTTTGTCTGGAGCGCGTGCGCCAACTGGTCGCGTAACTTTTCGAGTAAGTCGTCCCGCTGCAGCAGCCCCATAGACCCTCTCCCATTCCGCCTCGTCGACCATTGGGGCCGGCACCTGAACGACACCATACGACGCCTCGCCGCTTGCGTCCACGCCTGCGGGGTTTTGCGGAGGCGCGTATTGCTCCCGATACTTTTCAGGATACACCGCCTTCGCTTCCAATTCGAGCAAGCGGTCGCTGTACTCGCGAATCACACCGACCTGCCCGTTGCCAACGTCCTTGCCTTGTGAACCGAACACGGGCTTGAGCACACCGATGAAGCCGCGCCGAACAATCTCGCCAGTGATGCGCTCGCGCCAGTCTTGCAGGGCCTCCTGTACCAGCAAACAAAAACCGGGCTCGATTTGGCACAGCGTGCGGAAGGCGCGACCGCTTCGACCGATGCGATAGGCCGACTGATTCCACTGGCCGGTCTCGGCGTACAGGATGAGGAATTGGTTTTGCTCTTCCGGCGTAATGGCGTTGGCGTGTTGCGTGGCCTTGGCGACCGCTTGGTAGTTCGGGGCCGGCACCGCCCGACTCGGGCGCGGCGCATCGGCGTCGAATTCGTCCACCTCGCCGCCCTCCACCTCTTGGTCCCGGCCGCCCCATGACCCGCCATCGGCATCGCTGGCCTGTACCGCGTCCGCTTGCATGCCCTCGTCGTTACGTTTGCTCGCCATTGCCCTGTTCTCCTGTAACGGCAATGCGTTGCCGCGACTCCTCGCGCACGCGCGCGCGTGTGGACGATGCTCGTGCTGGCGCGCGGATGTCAACCACCCGAGAGGGGTGAATTGCACAGTTCAGAATCTTACCGCATCGTTCGGCATCGCCTAACTCACTGTTCTATTTATTCTTTTATAGAAGATGTTGAAGGATGTGGAAGGATGTCGAACAATAACAACCGACAACGGAATCGACTGCGCGTGTGCCTTCCCCTAACGGCTCTTCCCTCGGGTATCGGCACCCTACCGCATCGCGGCTCATTCTGTAATCATTTCATGGAGTTAAGCGATGTCGAACAGGCCATATCCGACCCGCACCCTACCGCATCGCCGCCGGCTAGAACGGGATTTCGGGGTCGCCCTTGTCGGCCTTGCCCGATGCGGTACCCGGCGCACGGCTGGCATCGGAGTCGTTGCCTTGCCAGCAATCGACGTCGGTATCCCACTGTTGCGGCCCGAACTTGTCTTCGAATTTGGCGCGCAATTCGTTCAGCGGCGGGAATTGAATGCCGCGCAACTTTACCCGAGGGCGGTGCCACGGCTTACAGCCCCACTCCTTGAGCTTCATACCCATGGCGGTCGGGGCCATGAACTTCAACTCGTAATGCGTGCTCTGGATATCAGTCCAGAACGAGCGGCCGTGGTCGTCCTTGGTTGTGACGGCCACATCCGGCGCGCGCTCATAGCCGAACGGGATGATGCCATCGTGGCAAACCTGTTCGATCAGCGCATCGAATCCGCGCCGGCTGAGCGCCTTCTGGCGCTTGAGCCCTTCGGTGTTCGGCACCTTGCGGATATCGAATGCGGTCAAGTCGAGGTTCAGCAACAGATGAAGCAGCGCCTCGTTGCCGCCCTTGTTATTCATCTGGTCAGCGATGGCGGCGAAGTACGCGCCGTTCTGTTGCGAGCCCGTACCGACGTCGAGCACAAAGTAACGGCGCTCATCGCTGGAGGCTGGCACCACCCAATCGCCATTTGATGCCATGAAGATGTGCAGGTAGTTCGGGGCCTGATAGGCGTTGATGCCCTTCGGCTCGATGATGATTTCCGGCTCGGTGATGAGCACCTTGAGGATTTGCTCGTGCTTTTTGTCGCCAGCGAAGAAGCACTCATCGGCGAACAGAATCGACACTGTTTCGAGGTGCTGGTTAAACTTGCCGGTCAAGTGTTCGGCGTTGGTCACAGCGAGGAAGTGCTGGCCGAACAGTCGACCGAACGTGCGGATGAAAAATCCCTTGCCGGTGCCCTTGCCACCCCGGAGACACGTTGCCACGCCGCCCGGCCGGCCACGATTTTGGACCGCATCGGCCATGAGGTGCATCAGGTATTGATAGTTCGCCTCGTTGCCCGAACAGATGTTCTCGCGCATGTGCGCCAGATACAGACCACAGTCGCCGGCCTTCGGTACAACGGTGAAGCCGCGCCACAGGTTCAGCGCATCGCCAACGATGTCGGCGTCGTGGTGAGGGAGGTATCGCAAGCCGTCATTGTATTGCCGGCGCTGCTTGTTCTTAATCCACCATGAGCCGAGCGGGATGCGAGTCACCTCTCCCTCAATGAGGAATTCCTTGAACCGATTCGAGTGCAGGTTCTGGAAGTCCTCGAACGTGCTGTACTGAGGCAACCATCGGTCGGGGTAGATGGCGCTCAACCCCTGAGTCATGACGCGCGTCTTGCCGTACACGTTGACGACGGCGTACTTGTCGTTCATCTCGCCAAGGTCGTCATCGTTGTCGATGGCAAACATATGGCCGCGCTCGATGACACGGCGCAACTCGCGGTCGACGTTCTTTTTCTCGCGCGCGCACTCACCGATTTTCCAATCGGGGTCCATGATGCAGTTCGCAATGATTTGGTCCGGCACCTTGGCGCGGATGGCTTGGCACACCCACGCGAACAGCGCCTTGGAGCGGTCGCCGCCATAAGTGTTCTCAGTGTCACCCGTGAATCCGAACGTGCTCCACTTTGCTCCGAGCGTCTTTGTCAGGCGCTCATCGTTCGGGGCCATGCGCTCATAATTGCCACTGATGACGATGTCGATGCCCTTGGTCGGTCCCGCGCCGGGCTTCTCCTCCGCCTCCTGAATCTTCATGGCCTTGGCGAACGCCGTGATGGGATACTTGGCGTCGGTGCGGCTGTAGATGGCGGCCACGCTCGGCTTGCGACCCTTCTTCAGCTTGGTCGTGTTCGGGATGTTGATGGTGCCGGGGAGCCGCATGATGCGGTCGATGTTGTGGCAGTTGTCGCCCTGCAGGTCGCGCTCAAGCTGGATATTGTACAGCTTGGCGTCCTCGGCCTTGACCAAGTCGCCACCGATGTCCAGCGGCTCCTCAAGCAACCAAAACGCCTGCGCGCCGCCGCCTGAACTGATGATGAGCGAGGGCGGCACCTTGTACGCTTCGAACATCTTGATGATGCGTGCGGTGCCATCCGCCTGATTCTCGCCCGGCCGCACATCGCTATCGACCTGCAGCGCAACGATGCGCGCGATGTCGGTGCGCTCGGCCTTTTTGTCGATGGCGTGCGTGAGTGGGTTGACGCTGAAGTAAAGGTTCGCCTTGCCTTGGCGCGCATCAATCCACTTTGCGACGGCGTTCCAATCGGTCGGCGCGGGGAATGACTTGGACTCGAACAGGCCCTTTTTACCGGTGGCAAGTTCGGTATGCGATGCGCTGAGCACCGGGAAGCCCGGCCACGATTGAAGGAATTCAACCGCAGCGGCTGTATTGGGAATCGGCGCGGTGTCATCGACCATCAGATATTCCACCTGTAATAACGCTTGGTCTTTTTGCCATCGATAACCTCTTCGATGGTCATGGCTTCGCCCCATGACGGCCCGCACTCAACATCGACAACGGTCGGCACGAGCATGGGCACGGCGCTCTTCATCACGGCAGCGGCTTCATTGGCGTCCTCCACAGACGGCAAGCTAAAATCTAGCTCGTCGTGCACTTGTAGCAGCATTTTGTCGCCGAATCTAGTGTCCGCAATCGCCAGCATAATCCGCTTGGTTTGCTCTGCGGCGGTGCCCTGAATCAGCCGGTTGAACGCCTTGTACGTGAATTCGTATTCGCCCTTGTGATTCTTTTCGAAGTGGCAACGCCGGCCGCCGAGCAGCGTGACGTACCCGTTCTTATCGGCCTGCGACTTCGCAATCTTGGCCATCACTTTCAGGAACGGCAACTCACCGTCGAACTTGTCGATGATTTTCTTTCCCTCTTCGCCCGCGCCGCGATAGCTGAACGCGCCCGGCTGGCGCATCAACTCTTGACCGCGCTCGGAGTCAACGGGGACCGGTGCCCATATGGCGCGGTCGTACACCACCTCCACGGATGGCAGGCCGAGGTTGTCGCACAGCTTGCCCTCGCCTTGGCCATAGCAACGCGCCAGCCACATGATTTTTGCGGTCGGCCGCGACACGCCGGCAACCTGAACGATGGGGTCATACGTGTCCATCGTGGGGTCGGCGTTGAGGCGCTCGCACAGCTTCAGCGCGCCGCGCACCTGTTGCACCATCTTGGACGAGCGCTCGTTGATACCTTGCTCCACGAGGGCGCTGTAGTGGAACGACCACTTCGGCTCCTGTTGCTTCAAGTCGCACGCGCACCACAACTCACCCTCCTCGGGCTCATAAATGGCGCGCCACATCGGGCCGATTTGGTTGTCACCCGAGAAGCGGGAGTTGCCCGGCTGGTTTTGCATGTTCGGCGAGGAGGCGCTCATGCGTCCGAACCGCGCGCCGCTGTCCTCATCGGTGTCGTCGTCGGTGCGCTTCATCTGATTGAACGTGCAATGTATGCGGCCGTTCGTGAGGTGGTTGCGGATGCTGGTACCGAACGTCCGCACGCGCGCAACTTGACGGGCGCGCACGATGGCCTCGGCGACGGGGTGCTTGATGACGGCGAGCACGTCCTTTTTGACGGACTCCTTGCCGCTGGCCAGCACCGGCACAGGGATGTCCACGGCCTTGAGCGCGCGTGCGATTAGGTCCACGTTCATCGACTGGCCGACCGGGATGTCGATGCCGGTGGCGTCCTTCACCTTGGCGAACGCAATGGCCTCTTGCTGGCGCGTCCACTCCTCGACCTTCTCCAGCCGGTCGAGATTGACGCGGATACCACGGCGGCGCATTCGCAACAGCACCGGCAACAGCTTGGACTCCATGTCGAACACGTCGAGCAAGCCTTGGTCGTCCATGCGCGTCTCTTGCTTGCGTAGCACGAGCAAGGGCAACGCCGCGTCGTCCTCGGCATATTCGCCAACGTGACGCGCCGGCATACGCCATAGGTCAGCCTTGGGGTCGAGGTGATATTGTTCGGCGGCGACACGCAGGCCGTCTTCGTTCTTACCAGCGAAGCCGAGGCGCTTGGCGATGTTGTCGAGGTTGTACGATTGCTCCAACTCGTTCAGCAAAGGGTCGGCAAGGCTGACGTCGCGATACGCCTTGACGTGAGGCATGTGGACGCCAGCTTCCCACAGGTAATCGAGGTCGTAACTGAGATTCATCCCGACCACTTCACCGTCGAACGTCTTGAACTGGTCTTTGATGTAGCTGTACACCTGTTCGCGGTCGAGGTTGTCGCCGCCCTGATGCCCGAAAGGCAAATAGTATTTCGGCCCGTCCTCAATGGCGAAGCTGATGCCGACCGTGAAGCCGTCACGGCGCACACCGGGGCCAAGCTTCTTCAGTTGAGGGTCGCAGCCTTCGGTGTCGAGGCCGATGCGCTTAACACCCTTCCACGATGGCAACTCCATCGACGGAGGACGCCACAACGCGGTCTTGTAGCATTCAGGATGCCACTCGCCGCCCTGCAACATGAGGCCGCCTTGGTCGGGGTGGTTGATGAACTTTTGCGCCATTACTTGCGGCCCGGCCTTCCCGGTTCGAGACCGGCATCGCGCCGCTCCAGCTTGACCACGTTGGCCGCCATGATTTGCTCCAACGTGAAGCCGAATTCATGAGCGCACCGCGTGAAGTAGTTCAGCGCGTCACCGAATTCCAGCAACGCCTCCTGCCGCTTGTCGGCCGGGTACAGGTCGAAGTCGGCGTCGTAATCGCGGACCACCTTTTTGAAGTGGTCCATCGCTTCGCCCATCTCGCCGCCGGCTCCCACGCTGATGAGGAGCAAGGTGCGGTCGCGGTCGAAGTGCTCGGCGTCGTAGCGCGCTCGCTCACGGATGAACCGTTCGAACTGGCGCGCGCTGATGTTGCGCTCGTTGAGAAGGCTGTCACCCATTGGTCAACTCCCTAGCTTGATGAACACGCAGTACGAGTGGCCTTTGTCGTTGCCCCACTCGTTCACGACCGCACCGATGCCGATGCAGACGTGCGACTTGGAGTCCTTCGTCGGCCGGACCTTTGTGCCGCAAAAGGTGTTACCGGTCGGCAGGTACTTCCAGCACCCGCCATCGATTTCGACGAGGTCTTCGTCGGCCACGGGCTGGCAGTCGCCCGGCGTCTCAACGCCGTTGACCGTCTTGTTCCCGTTGCAGCAATCGGGCGGGTACCAGTCATGCGCGCCGGCCGGCGAGGCCAGCGCCAACATGATGGCGGCGATGAGGACGCGCACGCGGTCAGCCATGGCTCTGCTCCGCCGCCATACGTTCACGCCACGCGGCGCGAATCGACTCGGGGTCGACCTTGTAATGGCGCTCGACGCGGTCGGTCAGGCGGCCGAGCGCCTTGACCAGCCATCGGTCTTGTATGAGCCAATCGAATCCATCTTCGAGGAACGTGAACAGCTTGCGCAGGCCCGTCAGCGCCAGCGATATGGCGATGAGCGGATACAGGGGAATGAAGATGGTGAGGTTGATGATAGCGGCCTTACGGTACGGGGTCAGCATGTGGAGCCTCCGGTTGCCGGTGCATTATACACCGTTTTAATCCAATGAATGCAAGCCTTTTTCAACGCGACCACGTTCTCGTCGGTCGACGTAATCTGGTCGAGAATCTCCAGCGCCTTCTCGGCGCGGCCGGGCTGGTTGCCGTCCTGCCCTCGCAGCACGCGGTCGGCCATCAGCATCGGCACAGCCACGCGGCGCACCCACTTGGAGCGCAGGCCGATGACGACGTTCTCTTGCGTGAGCATGGCAAGGTCTTCGAGCAAGATGCGCCAGTCGGATTCGCTCGTGACCGCGCCTTGGATGGCCTTGCGTTGCTCACCCATCAACGTGATGGTTGCGGTGAACTGAGTCAGCGGCGACGGTGTCATGCGTTCACAAGCCCCATAAAGAAGTCGCGCACCTTGGCGTCGTTGAAGTGCAACGACCGGATGACGGCGCACTGATAGAAGTCATCGCGAGTCCAGTCGACGCCGAGGTGCTGTGCGGCATCCCATCCGTTGAACAGGAAGAATTCGCCGGCCACCTCGATGGCGACGTGTATGTTGCCGCCGCGTTTGGCGCGCCGCATGTGCCACGAGCGCTGCTGCGGCGTGTAGTGGTCAACCTTGACCACGGTGCCCTCGCGCTTAGGCCACGCCGGCAATTGCTTGGACTCAATCCACCCGCCCCGGTAGTTGATGTCCGGCGTGCCGGGGCCGACCGCGTTCTCCACCCGCCAAGGGTCGAGCGCGGCCAGCGCACGGGTGAGGCGCTCGTTGAGGTGTGTCTCAGCCATGGGACGACGCCGCCATCATTTCGTTGAACGTCTTCATGAATTCGAATTCGGCTTGCTCGGGGAGCCAATACTCAATCGGCACCGGGAGCCCCTCCCTCGGGCATTCCCATTTCGGGTCGAAGGTGAGCAAGCTGTTGCGCTCGGTCGTGAGCATGCGGTTGTCCCACTCGTGCACGATGTCGGGGAACGGATACCGCAGGCCGTACTTCTTCGCGGTCAGCGCCTCGATGGGCGCTTCGATGTCCTTGAGCGGGACGTAGTCGTGGAAGACGGTGGAGCCCTCCCGTGGCCGCTTCCAGTAAAGTTGATACTTGAGCGGGCGCGGGATGTCGATGACATACGGGTCGCTCGCATCGTGCAACAGCATCATCAGCGCCAGCCGGTGAAGCGGAAGGTCCCACTCACCTGACTCGAAGTACCGAACGCCGCCCATCGCATTACGAACGAAGCGCCGGTCCATCTTCGCGTCGTCGCTGTACACATGGCGCGCCATGAGGACGCTGTGCTGTGCCACGCTGTAGAACCGGCGGACGTGGCCGCCGTACCGGCACTGCATCGATTGCGCGTGCGCGATGTCGCGGATGTCGACCATGTCCTCGGTCAGGGTCAGCGGATAGGCGTGTCGCCCCGAGAACATAAGCAGCCACGCGCGCGCCGCGTCCTTGTGAATCGACTTGTCGTAGTCGACGTCGGCCGGCGTACCGCGCGCCGCAATCTGTTCGGCCGACATTGGGAACGGCGGGAGCGGCTCGACCAATTGCACGGCCTCCGCCTCGCACGGGCCGGGGCAGTTGAAGCACGCGGCCGGATTGTAGCACGGGCCATCGCCGCCCGGCGCGCCGAAGTTCGGTGAGGGGCCGAGGTTGAACGGCTTCATCGGCTCCTCACGCGGCAAGGTGAAGTCGTTGGCATCAACGCTCATCACAGGCTCAGGCGTTTGCCCGCGCCCGCGATACCCGCCACGGATACGCTCCACGGCGGCGACGGGGTCGACCGGTGCAACACATTCATCAGGGCAACCGAGGCACGGAAGGCCGTCCCCATTGGCGCGCTTACACGTCATGCCGCGTCTCCACTGTGCAGCGCCTTGGCGTTGGCGGCGTTCTGTTCCTGCCGGCCGCCGTCCACGAGGCGGAGCACCGGGGTCAAGTAACCCTTGCACGCTTCGTTCAGGTTCGCCCGGCTGGCGTCCTTCTGTTCATCGGTGGCGTTCGGCGCGGCCAGCGTGACAATCAAGTCCTCGATTGCCTCCGCCAAGATGCCGGCCTTTGTTGCTGGAGTTGTCATGCTGCCCTCTTTTTGCGTTCTGGAAAAGGTTTTGCTACCGCAGCGAGGAAGTCCATGCCCCGCCCCATGCGCTTGACGATGGCGAAGTAATTCGCCCGCATCTTATACTTGTCGACCGCCTCGCTCAACGTATAATTGACCCCATCGAGCACTATGATGCGGTTGCTCTTGAGGTTGTTCTGCTGTTGCTTTTTGGTCCGCCACTCGCAGTTATCTTTCGTGTATCCAAGCTTCCCGTCCTTGCGGTCGAGCGTGTGGTACTTCGACGGCCGCTCACCGACGTCGGCGACGAAGCATTCGAAGCCCGTGAGGCCGCCTTCGCCGTTGAGCCATCGGTCGCAAATCTTCACGCCAGCGCCGCCATACATATAATAATAAGGGTGCGTTGTGCGGAGGCAGCGCGCCTTCATGCAGCGATAGGAATTGTCGGTCGGCGTGCTGACCTGCTTGCCGTTGACTTGCGTGGTGCGCGTGACCGACTTCATTTCGTGAACCCATTCGTGACGGCGACGGTGATGAGGCCGGCGGCAATCCAATAAAGAACCTGCCACCATTGCCCCGCCAATGTCCAGCGCGCCGCCGCACAAAGGCACATCCCCATCATCACATAGTTAAAGATGCGTGGGTCGAAGAATGCCGTGACCAATGATGGAATCATCCGCCCCTCCGCGCCACGGTGACGCGCTCTGCTGCTCGGGTGACCGCCGTGTAAAGCCATTGCTGGCGCGAGTCTTGGCGATTCCATTCGTCCATGATGACGACGTTGTCCCATTGCGAGCCTTGCGCCTTGTGCACCGTCAGCGCATAGCCGAAGTCGAATTCGTTGGCGCGCAGCCGGTCGAAGTAGTCGTCCAGCTTCACACCCATAAAGTTGGCCTTGTGGACGAGCGTGGTCATCTCACGCTCCTCGCCGGCAACAGCGTCGAGCGACTTCAGGCGCACCCGAAAGGTGTCGCCGTCCGGCGCATCGATGGACTCAAGGCACTCCCAAAGCGAGCCATTGAGCAATTCCTCCTCGCGCGAGTTGCGGAGGCAGACCAGCTTCTCGCCGGGGCATGGAAGGTACCCCTCAAAGCCGCGTAGCTGGCGCACCCGGCCGTTGATTTGCTGGCGCGTGATGTTCTTCCCGCACAGGATTTGGTCGGCCTGAAGCCATGTGCCGGGGCTGAGTTCGCTCGTGTACGCCACGCGCGACTCGCCGTACTCGCCGAGGTCGAGGTTGTCGCCTTGACGGATACGGCTGGCCATTTGGATGATGGGGTTGTCGGCCGCTTGCCGGTGAATCTCCGTCAACAGCACGTCCGGCTTGCCGTTCGTGAAGAAACCGCCACCCATGACGGGCGGAAGCTGTGCGGGGTCGCCGAGGACCAGCGTCTTGGCACCGAAGGAAAGCAAGTCGCCGCCGAGGCGCTCGTCCACCATTGAGCATTCATCGATGCAGAAGGTGTCGATGCGGTGCGTGGGGCGGCGGTCGCCGTCTTCGAACGAGCCTTCCCATAGCTGGAGCGCGTCCGGCTTTTTGGTAAAACCCGGCTGGCGCACGTTGTCCTTCTCCGCTTCGATGGCGCGCGTGATGTCGCCGATGGGCTGACTGTGCGCCTTGGCGGTTTCGAGCAGCGCCTCCAGCCGCATCAATTCGGTCTTGGCCTTCTCGTGCGACCGGTAGATGAGGCCGTGCAACGTGCGCGCGTTCTCGCAACCCTTGCGGCGCATGACGACGGCCGCCTTGCCGGTAAAGCTGGCGAATTGCACGTAACCCGCCGAGTCCATCTTGGCAATCTCCTGCGCCAGCGTCGACTTGCCGGTGCCGGCGTATCCGAACAGCTTGAACACTTGCTCGGCGTCGGGGTTGTCGAGCCACGCCTGAACCTTGTCAAGCGCGGCGGCCTGTTGCGGTGACCATTCCATGTTAAGCGGCCTTTCGGTGAAACAGCTTTTCGACTTCGACCTTGCCGGTCTTGACGCCGGCCTCGCGGCTGGCGCTGAAGTCGGCGGTCACTTCCTTCGACCACACCACCTCCCATCGCGCGCACATGGCCTCGGCGGCGGCGCGGCGCTCGGCCTCGTGCGATTTGATGCGCGCGAAGTGCTCCTCCATACCGGCGGCGCTGTACTCGGTCGATGCTTGGAACGCGGCGGCGGCGGCGCGCGTGGCCTTCTCCGCGTCCGATTGCGGGAGGCTGGCGTACACATCGGTCGACGGGCCGGTGTACTCGCTGACGAAAACGCTGTGCCCTTCGTCGACGAGCGCGTCGGCCCATTTCCAGAACTTGCTCGCCTTCCACGTATTCGCGCCGAGCGAATCGCCGACCTTGATCGTCTTCTTCGCGCCGGCATAACTCGTCGTATTGACATACGGCGGGTCGCAATAGACCAACGCCGGCTTGTGCGCTTTCAGGAACGCGCTCATGTCGTCGCTGTTGAATTCCCAATGACGAAACTCCGCGCCAGTGAGGCCGGGCGCATCACGCAAGCATGAGTCGGCCGACTGCCGGCACCGGTTCTCGCCGGGGCCATCCTTGACGTATTCGCCGAACCACATGGAGCCGAACGTGACGCCGGTCGCCACAAAGGCCACGAGTTCAGGCGGGAAGTCATCCGGCCGCGCCTTGATGAGCCGGTACTCTTGCGGCTTCAGGTCGCGCGGCGGTTGCCAGCCGGCGGCGAGCGCCGTGTGCAACGCGACCATGTACCGGTTGATATCGCACCCGAGGCGCGGGCCGGTGGCGTAGCCGTGCTCGGCCTCGACGGTCGGCACATGGCTCATCACGTTGGCACCGCCAACGAACGGCTCGACGTAGTATTGCCCCGGCTTACGCGCCGCAAGTACAATCTTGAGAATGTCGTTGGCGTGCTTCGCCTTGCTGCCCATGTACTTCATCGAATGATTTCCCTCGGGTGTAAAGCCGCTCGGTTGCGTGCTTTGAGTTTGTGCCGTTCATGACCACTTTCAACGGCTTGTTCCAGATGCAGCGCCAGTGGTCAGGCGCTTCGTATTCGGAGACGTACACGCGATGCCCGGCCTCGACAAGGTCATCAGCCCATCGCCAGAACGCGGCGGAGTCGAATCCCTTTTGGTACCGCGCATCGGTGTCGGCATACGGCGGGTCGCAATAGATGAGCGACGGGAGAACAAATTGGATGTCCTTGTAATCGGAATGCTTGAAGCGAATGCCGTACAGGGACGGCGCTTGCTTCAATAGCGCGGCGCGGCCTTCAGCGCAATAGTCCCGCACGCGCTCTCCGGTGCGCGAGGTGCGTGCGTATCCGCCGAACCACTTGGACCCGAAGGTGCACGCGGTGCCGACGAAGCCGACCAGCGCGGGGCTAAAGGAGTCGGGGTTGTCGCGGACGTCGTTGTAAATTTCCTCGGAGATGTGCTCAGGCGGATGGTATCCGTCGCGCACGGCCTCAAGGAGGGCGACCACGTATTTATTCGCATCGTATCCGGTGCGGCCGGCCGGCACGGCGGGAATCTTGCAAATCATATTCCCGCCGCCGACGAACGGCTCCACGTATGGCATCGTCTCATGGTGCCAGCGCATAATCTCAGGGACCAACGCTTTGGCGAATCGCCCCTTGGAGCCCATGTACCGCATCAGCCGTGCCTCCACTTGCGCAGACGATAATCAAATGTCGGTTGCCGTGCCGGCGCGTGTCGAACGGTGCGCGCCGGCTTGGGGATTCGCGGGAAGCTGGAGCGGATGCGCGCCTTGCGCTCATCCTTGCCGGCCGTTCTCCAGCCGGCGAACCACCCATGACCCCATCCCATCAGCGCGAGCCGGCGCTGAAGGCAATCGGGAGATGATGGTACGTGCGCCAGCCCTTGGTCGCGTGCAGAACCTTGTGCACGAAATACGGGCGCATGATTTCGCGGCCGTCAGCGCGCACGCCGGTCTGCCGGTAGAACGGGCCGGTGCGCTCGTAGCGGATGAGGCGGCGGCCATACATACCCTTTTTGCCGGCCTTGGGGGTGACGGCGCTGCGCACGCGGCGCGCGGCCTTCTGTTCTGTACCCGCTCCCATAAAGGAGAGGGCCGATGCGGCGGTCGTCATGAGGAGTCGGCTGATTGATTTCATGGCTTTGGTATCCCGTTGATGATGTTTTGTAAAGGGCGGCGGGGACGCGACTCCCCGCCGTCTTACGTTGTGTTGAGGCGCCTCGGTGTTAGAACGGGATTTCGGAATCCGCGCCAGCACCTTCGGCCTTGTCGGCCGCAGCACCCTGTTCGTGGTCGGCCTTGTACGCACCGTCGCGCACAGCCTTCGCCAGATTGATGGCGGCCAAGCCGAGGTCGCTGTTCATGGGCACGAGGCTCTTCGCCGCGCTGCCGCCGAAGAAGTCGACCGTCATCTTGTACCACGTATTGCCGTTCTTTTGCGTCTTGACCGAGCCGAGTTTGAAGGCGTGCGCGTACAGCGGCTTCGACTTGCGCTTGCCATCCTTGCCGTCGACGTAGGTCTCGCCTTGCGCCTTGCTCATCAGGTCGACGAAGGCCGGCAACTGAGTCGAGGAGAACGGCACAGTGATGGGCGTGACGCTACCGTCTTCGGTGAGCAGCAAGCCGTACACGTACTTCGTCTCGATCAGGTTGTTACCGTCCGGCGACTTGGCGAGGATGACCTTGCCGTCCGCCCCACGGTTGAACTTGCCGCCCTGCTTTTCGAGCGCGGCCTTGACCATGTCCGACTGCACGACGCCGCCGACCACAGGGAACGCACCGACCAGCCCGCCGCCATCGGTCTGACCTTCTTCGCGCGGCACCCACTCGATGTAATAGTGCTCGGTGATGGCCGGGATGAAGGCGGCCGTCTCGAACAACTGATTCGAGATGGTGTTGATGAGCTTGCCGGCCTTGGCACCTTCGACGGTTTCGACCTGCGGCGAGTTGGCCTGAAGCACCCGCAGGAACGGGCGCTTGAAGTCCTCGCGCGACGTGTTCTCGAAGCCCGAGACGCCGCCGCCGCTGTAATCGAAGTTCGCCATCTCGGTGGTGCTGCCGCCGATAAGCGCCAGCGGGTTATCCGCCGGCTTCTGTTCGTCGACCTTGGCAACCGCCTTGGTCTCAGTCTGTTTCGTTTCGGCCATGTGATGGGCCTCCGTGTTGAGCCGGCTAACGCGCGCGGCGGTACGGCCCGAATCTCCCCTCGGGCAGGGACTCCCCGTCTTAAGGGGAATTACTTACGCTTGCTCTTGGCCTTGGTCTTGACGACCACATCGGCGAAGTCGGCCGGCGTGACCTTGATGCTGGCGTGAATGTTTTCGCCCGCTTCCTTGAGGCGGGTGACGGCGGCGGTCAGCGTTGCCGGTTCGATTTTCTTATCGATGGCGACGTCGAGGTTGAGGCCGGTGGCGTTGAGCGCCGCTTGCAGTTTTTCGGTGATGCCGTCAACGTGGAGCCCGAGGTTGATTTCCATGGTCTCTTTGATGGACCCGCCGAGGTCTTTTGTGCGGAGCCAAGCGAAGATTTCCTCGCGCTCGACCGCGTGCTCGGCGTCGTTCTTCGGCATCGAGACGTACAGTTTCTCGACGCGCTTGATGGTGAGCACGCTGCCATCGTGGCCGTCGATGAAATTGAATTGGGGCATGCCGAATTCCTTCATCAACTTCGGCAGTTTGTCCTCGGCGATATTGGCGAGGCGCTTGTTCGCATCCTTGAGGGCTTGCGCGGCATCGGCCACGGCGCGCATCTCGTTCAACTGTTGCTGCGCCAACTCGCGCAACGCGGTCAAGCTGTCGGCGGTGATGGGCGTATCGGCTGAGTCGCCGCCGTAGTTCTCGTCGGCGCTGGCCGTGCCAAGGATGGCGGCGAGCGGGGTGGCCACTGGCGCAGCGCCTTGGCCAACGTGCAAGGTGTCGTCGGTATCGTTTGTCATTTTAACCCCTCCCGAGGGTGTGCGGTGTTTACAGGAAACCGTCGCTCGGTGCAAGCCAAGACCGCAACCCGTCCCCGGTCACGACGCTGGCGACGTCATACTTGGCTTGTAGCGATTCGACTATTTGTTCGTCAACGGTGCCGCGTGCGATTAAGTCGATGTAGTTAACGGCGTTGTATTGGCCATAGCGGTGGTTGCGGTCCTCAGATTGCAGTCGGTCGATGAGTTTGAAGCTGTTCGAATAATAGATGACGGTCTTGGCTTCGTTCAGTGTAAGGCCCTCGGAGCCCTTGGCGGGATTCAACACAAGGAACTGAACCTCGCCACGGTGGAAGCGGTCCTCGTTCTCCGCGCACTCGTCGTCGCTGATGGTGCCATCATAGCGCGCGGCGCGCTTGCCTTGCTTTGCCAGCCCCTTCATGATTTGGTCGATGTCAGCGCGGAAGCGTGCCCATATGAGCGCCGGGTGGTCGAGGCCCTCGGTGATTTCCAGCATGATATCGATGCGCGGATTCGGCTCGAAGGCGTGCACCTTCGGCTCCTCGCTCGTGTCATTGGGGTCCAAGTCTTGCACAAGGTACCCGCACGCGATTTGCTGGAGGCGCAGTATGGTGGTCATCGCCATCGGCGACGTCATCAGCCCGCCCGACTCCTCGTGGATTGCGTATCCGAGTTTCTTCAGCGAGTCATAGGCGCGGCGCTGTGCCGGGGCCATCTCGTACTCGACCGGCGTGTACATCTTCGGCGGCAAGTCGAACACGTCCTTTTTGAGAACGCGGCTTCGAATCTTGGAAACAATTTCACGGAGCCGTTCGAGGTTTTTGTATTGCGGCCGGCCGTAATCATTTTTCTTTATGACCGGCAACAGCATGAACGCCGTCCCATCGCCGTCCTCGCGGTACTTGGTCCGCAACTCTTCCGGCATTCCGACCCGGTCGTAGTGCTTCTCCAGCCCCTTGCCGCGCTTGGCTTGCTGTGCCGTGACGCGCTTGCCGACCCGGTCCCATACACCGAATGCGGTCTTCATCGCCTCGGGTGAATCGAGCCCATAAGGTTTCCAGAAGTTGGCGTCGAGGAATTTGATTTGCGTGTACACGTCCCACGGCCGGCCAGCGATAGGCGTGCCGGTCATGCCACGGCGGAACGGGGCGAAAGGCGCGGACCCGAGGACGCGGATGGTGCGGTCGGCTTCAGGGTTTGCGATGCGGCCGGACTCGTCCATGCCGTACATGCACCGCCGGCCCTGCAGGTATTCCTTGGCCAGCTTGCGGCCGTCTTCGGTCATGATGCCATCGTAGCTCATGGCCAGCGTCGTGAATCCTTTGTGCGCCAGCAACTCGCGCGCCTCGTTCTGATGCCACTTGGTCCCCGACTTGTCGGTGCGCCAGAACAGCGCCTTGGCCTTCTCCGCGATGGCGTCGGGGAGATGCTTAGGCAATTCCTTGGTCACGAAATTACGGTGCAAGCCGTTCGGCGCGAGCACGAACTGGCCGCCGATGGCCCCGTCGCAATACAGCATCGCCGAATTGTCGATGAGGCCCTTCGACTTGCCGGTGCCCTGCTCCCACCACATCGCAAACGCCTCGGCGTCGTAATGCTCTTCGAGGAATGCGTGTTGATGGTCGAACTGTTTTGTCTTTGGAACGAAGTCCATCAGGCTTTAGCCTCGCAGAAGAATTCCTCGGCCGGCTGACCCTTGTTCAGCTTGAGCCCCAAGCTAGGGCAACCCTCCGGGGTGATAACGAAGTGCCGCACGTTGCAGCACAAGTGGTCCTCGCACAGCGGCGTCACGTCCTTGCCGGCCGGCACTTCGCGGCCGTAGGTCAGGAGGCACAGGATGCGCGTTGCCTGTGCGGTGTTGAACAGCGTGCTTTTGAAAATCGCTTGTTCGAATCGCGCGATGTGGCCGGCGGGATGGTTGAATTTACGAGCCCCCTTCCACGGGTGGCATTCATCAGGGCCGGCGCTTGTGTCGATAAGGTCGAAGAATTCGCGCACGCGCTCCTCGTATGTCGGCACCGCTTTGATGGCGGCGGCCTTTGCCTTGTCGGCTTCGGTGCGGTCGGCTTCTCTTTTGGCGAGGATGCTGGCAATCTTCGGGGCGGACTTCGCGCGCATCTCCAAGACGCGGGCGCGGAGAGGGTCGATGCCGTGCATGGCTGTATCCTGTTTTGCTGTTACGTCCCGCCGCCATGGTTGACCACGGCGGCGGGGATTGCAAGGGTTTATTTTGCCTTGGTTAAGCCTTGTATTTGCCCTTCCACACGGAGACGATGGCGCGCGTGCCGTTCCTGTATGTGACGATATCGGCGTGCGTCCATGTGGTGAGGCCGTGGTTGAAGCCCATTTTCAGCCGGCCGCTCGTACCGGCGCAATAGGTGAGGTCCATGATGGCCGCCGCATGTTTGTCGGCGATGTTGTACTTGCGGCCCGACCGCGCGATGCCGCTGACGGTGCCCTTGGCACCGTTGGCACCACGGTCGCCGTGCAAGCCGGCCTCGATGCCGCCGTCGATGTTGCCGAGGATGATGTCCGATTCGTCTTCGCGCAGGAAACGAATCTTCGGATTCGCGCCGCTGAGCTTCAGCATCATTTCCGGCAAATAGAAGTTGTCGTCGCCGGCCTGAATCGCTTTGAGGATTGCGCTGTTCAGGTCGAGGATGAGGATGGCGTTCTCGTGGTCGTCACGCCAGTCGGCCTCCTTGAGCCAGCGCTCGGGGTGCCGGTCGTGGTTCGAATTGACGACCACGGTATCGCACCAGTCGCGATAGATTTCGTTGGCGACCTTCGCCGTGGTGAGCAATTCGGTCGTAACGCTCCCTCGGGTTTTCACGAAGTGCCGGTAAACGAGATGCGGGTCGCGCCGCGTGTGGTGCGACTGCGGGGAGAAGTCGAGCAAGTCGTGGACGTGCTGTGATGCCGGGTGAAGGAATTCCAGCATCGAGTCCGGCCGCTTGCCCCACTGGATATCGGCGACCACGGGGTCGACCTGCGAGGCGTGCGTGTCGCCCCACGCGATGTCGGCCACAAAACTTTTATGGTTCCGCCCGAGGGGCAGGGATGTTTGCACCTGAACGTCGCCGGCCTTCACGCGGATGTTCAGGTCGTGCATTGCGCCGTCCGCGCCGTGCTGGACTTGGCGGCACCACCAATGACCATCGGAGTCCACCTCGACAAGGAGGAAGCCGTAAGCGTGATAGTGCTCGGCTTGGAAGCCGACCCGGCGCTTGATGTAATTGCGCTGCGTCATCGTGCCGGTCGTGTACAGGAGCTTCACGCCTTCGTCGTGCATACCCGGCACACTGGCCAACGCGATGGTCGTGTGCGGGATGATGGTGGAGCGCCGGTACGTGTAGTTCTCGAAGCCGGTGAGCGGCCGGCGCGCCGTGGGGCTGATTTGCACCTCGCCGACGAACGTGAGATTCTTTGTGAGGTTGATGCGGTCGTTGCAGATGAACGGCACCACCTCGCGCGGGAAGTTGGCCGCCAATTCCGCCTGCTCGTCGCGGCCCTTGGCCGACTTGCTCTGGCCGACCGCGTCCTTGTTATAGTTGAACGTGCTGACCAGAATTTCGACGCCGTCCGAATCCTTCTGGTCGCGGTAGTGGTCGGCAAGCGCCTGCATGTTCAGCCACGCCGGCCGGTTGAGTTTCGTGTGGTCCTGCGCACAGGTCAGGAAGTACCGTTTGACCTTGCCCTTCGCTGGCAAGGTGTAGTCGATGGATTCGAACACCTCCGCCGCGCCGCTCGGCTCGCGGTACAGCCCGCGCACCTTGGCCTCTTTGAGTTGTACGTTCAAACTGGACTGCGCTATCCCGAGCGCGTCGGCGGCGAGTCGTTGACTGCCATATTCGATGTAAGCGTTGACCGCCGCAATGCAGACGGCGTCTTCCATTTTTGCCATGTGATGAGTCCCCAAGTGTTAGAAGAAATTCCGTTTTATCAGGAAACCGATGCCCGTGACAAGGCTGAGCAGAGAGGCTGCAACAATCCAGTTAACGGTCGCGGTGATGCCCTTCTTCTGCGTGAATTCCCAAATCTCCCGCCAAGTGCGGATGTGCGCCATGTCGCTCTTGAACGCACGGATGGCGTCGTCATCGCCGACGTCGATTCCATACTTGTCCATCGACGCCGCAAGCAAAGATTCCATCGCGTGCTTGTG